AACGGACACACTCACCATACTCAGCATACAAACGGACACACTCACCATACTCAGCATCATCGAGGTAGCTCCTTCGTGCGGTTACTTCCGGATCGAGGGTCGGGAAGGGCTCCCATTCGCTCATAGCCTCCAGAGTTATACCTGGGAACACCCCGACCAGCGGGATCGTTCCAATTACCACAAAAAAATCACGTCTATCCATCACTATGCTCCATAAGTTTTATTTATGCCATGCGTCCATGGCAGACAGTGCTGATAAAATTAACTTATCGGCTTCTTTCCGGTCCCACCATGTAAGGTACCCCTCTTCGTCCGTCTTCCCCCTAATCAGTCCGCCATCGTACAGGGCGTGGTAGATTCCGTGCTTCCAGTCAGAGTTGCCAAATGGACGCTTGCCACTAAAACCCTCGTCTTCGATCCACAATTTCTTCATGGATTCACGAAAGAAGGCTCCGATGGTGGGAGGGAGTTGAAATTCTTCTCTTATAGTTAAGTCTAGTATCTTCATGTCTATCTCAATGGATTCAGATTCCGAGGACACAGGGTTCCCCAGGGGAGCAAGCTGGCTCCACCAGAGTCCCTGTCCGTATCTCAATTGGAACGAGTTCGTCGGTTCAGGTTGCAAGCACCCCGGATTTACACCGGATTCTCCTTCCACCCTCATCCTGCTTGCACAAATCCCGGTGAGTGTGGTATCATCTCTCGATGCGCTGGCGGACGGTGACAGAGCTTTGGCTCGGACTGTTGACCAACGAAACCCTATTATAGCACCACTTGACAAAATGTCAACCATGAATTATAATCCCCCTATGAAATCATTTGAAGATTACAGAATTGCAATCCCCGCTGGGTATGTGGGGCAGTATCGGACCACCTGTCCGGAGTGTTCTCATTCGAGGAAAAAGCAGGGCGTGCACTGTCTCTCTGTCAATATCGACGAGGGAGTGTGGAACTGTAAGCATTGTGGTTGGGCAGGAAGCCTCCACGAGGAGTTCGTTCCTCCCGTGGTGCAGAGGAAATCTCCCAACAAAATCAAACCAATAGTGGAGAAGCACTCCATGCCGGTGTGGGCAGAGGAGTTCTTTCTCAGCCGTGGCATCAGTCAAAATACCCTCATAGCCAACAAGGTAACAGGGGGGGTGGAGTATATCCATGAGAAGGAGGCAGAAGTCCCCGTGGTGGGGTTTGTCTACTACAAGGATGGGGAGATTTGCAATGTCAAGTACCGTGACGAGGACAAGAATTTCATAGGGGTAAAGGGAGCCGAGCGGTGCCTATACGGGTACGACCACATCAAGAATAATCGTGTGATCATTGTCGAGGGGGAGATGGATAAGCTTGCCCTATGGGAGGCGGGACACCATAGTTGTGTCTCCGTTCCGGATGGCGCACCAGCCCCCAACACCAAGAACTATTCCTCGAAGTTCACCTTTCTGGATGATCCCAAGCTGGATGCGGTGGAGGATTGGATCATTGCGGTGGACTCTGACGCTCCCGGTAAGAAGCTGGAGCATGAGTTGGCTCGTCGGTTGGGACTCGGCAAGTGTTCGAGAGTTGTTTGGCCCAGCGATTGCAAGGATGCCAATGATGTGTTAATGAAGCACGGTAGGGAAGCTCTTGATCTGTGTATCCAGAGTAGGGAGCCATTCCCCGTAAAGGGGACTTTCAGTGCCAACGACCTGGAAGAGGACGTGATCGACTTATACAGGAATGGCATGGAGAGGGGTGTATCCACAGGCTGGAAGAGTCTCGATCCTTTTCTCAAGATTCGGCCCGGACTTTTAACGGTGGTGACTGGTGTGCCGAACTCCGGCAAATCTAATTGGGTGGATGACCTGATGATCAATCTGGCCGAGAACGAGGGGTGGCGGTTTGCTATCTTCTCACCGGAGAACCAGCCAATCAAGGATCATGTGACCCGCATGATTGAGAAGAGGGTGCGAGTCCCGTTTGATTTTACGTATGATGTACGCATGACGGAGAAGGATTTGCTCCACGGAAACAAGTGGGTGGGGCATTACTTTACTTGGATTCTCCCCGACGATGATTCGGAGTGGACTCTTGATAACATTCTCGACACCGCCAGGGTGTTGGTGCAGAGAAAGGGGATCAACGGTCTCGTGATCGACCCATGGAACGAACTTGAGCATATGCGTCCACCACACATGACGGAAACCGAATACATTTCCATCTGTCTAAAAAAGATGAGGCATTTTGCCAGACAGAACTCTATCAGCTTGATTATTGTTGCCCATCCTGCCAAGTTATATCGTGGGCAGGACGGCAAGTTCCCTGTGCCAGACCTTTACTCTATTAGTGGGTCCGCTCACTGGAAAAATAAATCGGATAATGGGGTAGTGATATGGAGAGACCTGGAAAACCCGCAAGACAGGAGGATACAGGTTCATATACAGAAGGTGAGGTTTCGTCAGGATGGTAGGCTGGGGGTGGCTGATCTGGTGTATTGTGGGGTGACCGGAAAGTATAAGAATGTCGGTGACAATACTCCAATGGTTTCACCATACGAGGAAACCGTATGATTGATGATGCTCATAAAGTACGGTGCTGTTATTGTTCTAGTTATGTCTTGTTGGACGCGAGATGTAAAAACAGGAGGGGTATTATGTACGGGAAGAAGCACAACATTCCCGGAAGACTGATTTCATGCGAGCAATACGAGGAGAAGAAGGATGTTAGAAGGTAAGTTGTTTAACGATGTTGAGGAGTTGTGGGTGATACAGGAAGATGGTGTGGAGGTCGTTATGCCGTCTGGAAAGAGGGCGTGGACTTCCAGAAAGAATGCGGAACTCGCGTTACAGAGTGCGCTCCGAAGGATTGATAGGATTGTTTATCGGGGGCGCGCAGCGGCTGAACTTAATAAGTATCGTCATGCTCACATTGAGATGAGGAGGTTGTTATGAACGAGGCATATATAGAGATTCGGAAATTCATAAGGGATTGCAGGGACTGCCCACATATGGCTGTTGACTCGCAGTGGTTGGCTATATGTACGTCCATGAATATGAAGATAGACAGGCCATACACGGTGCCTGATTGGTGTCCATACTTAATAGAGGATGGCTATGATGGGTGAGCTACACTTAATAGAGCCGCCCTCAAAGCAAAGTGTAGGTGATTTTCTAAGAGAAATGGCCGAACAGGGTGACTTAGAGGAGAAATGCTTGATTGTTAAAATCCGTGAGGAACCCTTCACCTTGACTATGGGGTGGGTAAACATGAGTCCTATGGAGGCAATGGTTTATTCGGATGCTGCTCATAGATTAATTATGACGAAGATGGGGTTCTGATAATGAGTACGTGGAAGGCAGTGGAGAGGAGGGTAGCCACTTTTCTCGGCGGGGATAGGGTGCCAATAACAGGGAGAGTAAGAGGGAGTGCTCCAGATGTGGATCACAAGCACCTATCTATTGAGGTGAAGCATAGAAAGTCCCTTCCCTTATGGCTTGTGGATGCTATGGATCAGGCGGTTAAGAGTATGCGTGGCGAAAGGATTCCGATTGTTATACTTCATGAGAAGGGTAAGATGATTGGTGATTGTCTGGTGTTGTGTGAGTTAAAAAATTTCAGGGATATATTACATGAGTGTGGAAGATATAAGGGCGTTGAGCATACAGGGGATTGATCCCACCGAAAAGTATGGATGGGTCTCATGGACAAGAGTGGCACATCAGTTATCTCGGGCGAGCAGGGAAGTTAGCTTATTTGGTAGGGCGAAATACGCCGGTGATGCAAACGCAAGAGCGAGATTCGAACAGTGGTTGGTGTCTGTGTACCAAGAGGAGGGGTTGTGTCGGGCGGTGATCGGGGAAATTATGGATCATGGGAAATGTCCCGTGTGCCATGGTGTGGCTTGGACAATAATAAAAGAGAAGAAGGTGGTGTGTCGTAGTTGTAAGGGTACGGGGCAGATGGTGTGGACCGAGAAAAAACTTAAGGGGGTGGCGGGTAAGTGGGACAAAGAGAAGTATATCAGGATTAGAACAAGGGTTTTGGATATTGAAACAGAATTATTCAGGGTGATGAGAAGAAGATAGGGAACATCCCTGTTCCCTTTTTATTTACGGCAGGATGACTCTCAGCTTCCTCATCTTGGCGGAAGTGTGGAGAGTCTTTAGTGATTTGTTTCCATGGTCGGACATGATTTGAATATGCCAACCAACAAACTCCGCTCCATGGAGGGGTACCATTCTTCTATGAATGGAATATGTGAAGTGATGGGCCAGTTCGTGAGAGACGAGCCACGTATTTAGGGCCCAAGGAGGAAGGTGTATTTTGGAGTGGTAGAAATCGAAGAGTGCTGGCCCCCTCTCAGGGAACACTACGCCCTTGATATTCTTTATGCCATAAGTCGTACAAATTAAACGAGCATAGTCCACAATCCCTTCCTTTCTCAGTTCCCTTGAGATTGGAGAGAGGAACTCATGTTCCCAATCATACACCCTTTTTCTCTGGAAATCTCTTGGAAACATAGGCATCGTGCTCCTTTTTTATACATGGTGTCTTGTGTACTACCTTGTGAAATGGATAGGAGACGTGGCCGCCTTTCGACCAGCACTCCCGGCATGTACCACAGTGACCTCCGTTTAGTTGAGACTGACATATAAATCCACCCGGCCATCTATCCCTGAACACTGATGATGTGCCTCCATACTTCTCACCGAGCCGCTTTATCCATCTGTTGGGCGCACCATCGACCATCACATAAGATACCCTGATGTTCAGGTTCTCCGGTATAGGTTGATGGTAGTCCTCCAAGATACGATACTCTCTGGTAGGAAGCCAGTGTTCGGTATCTGGAGTTTCTCTTGCCACTTCGCATATGTCAGACAACATCTTCTCACTTTGTAAATCCCCGCTATCGAACCAGCGAAAGAACTTATCCCTTTTGACAAGAGTTATCATGGCCGGAACCCATAATGGTTCAGTCAACCACGCATGGTACCTGCGCTCCAAAGCGAGTTGCGTCCGGGGCATAAGATAGCGCCCACCCTTGGCGAAACACACCCCCTTACTGCACACGGAACCTACCGCGTTCTCTAACTTGGAACCCATATTACAGCGGCTGGCAGGGATGTTCCACGCCCTTCCTGGCATTTTGGATGGCTCTGATAGGCCGCCTGTGATTTCAACTGCTGTTTTGTGTAGCATTTGTACTCCACTTATGGTAGGCATGCATATCGTACCCACACGCAACGTGAGGCCCCTCATGGTCTGGTTCTCTGGTACATATCCAGAGTTGCTCCTCGCCATCACTGTCCACAATAATCCTCTCTCCGCATGAATCCATACTATCGAAGTTACAATACTCACAACCAACGTCTTTATTGCTCATTTCATCGTACCTGTGTAAATGGGGACATCCCTGTCCCCTGGTTACATTAAAGGGAGAAGTTTTTAATACCCATTCTGGATACTATAGTGTCTCCCTTGCGATTGTACATCTCTCCTGTGTTTGTATTAACACAGTAAAACTCATCCTGAGTTTTCTTTCTCATCCTGATACAGGGATGCATACCGAGCCAGAACCAGTCTCCCAGTTCTATGTCCCGAAGCTCCGCCTTTTCGAGTGGCTTCGAGAAAACAGCTATTGAGACCTGTTCCATTATGCAGCCCTCGCTATATCACGCCACTGAGACTGAGGAAGCTGGATGATAGTAGCACCCAATTGCTCCAGTTCAGAGGCACGGTCGTAGGTAATCTCATCGTGCTGAGCGAAGCGGGTTATTGCGTTGCTCAGTCCATACTTTGAGATATCTCCACCGGAGATAAGGTGCTTGAGCACACCGGAGGATTCATCCTTTGTAAGTTGCGATTTCTTCGCAACCATTTCAATGGACTTCACCGGGTCGCCGGTTATATCGCACTCAAGGGATGCTCGCACCGAGTCACACAACTTGGTGAACACGTTACCACCAAGGGCACCGTTGACCACATCCTCCATCTTGGAGAAGATGGCCGCGTCTTCCAGGAGTTTTGTGCGGTCGGAGATAAGCTCCGCCACTATTCCGTCCACCTCGTGCTTCCGCCCCGTGTGGTGACGCCTTGAACCGGCATCCCTGAACACTGCGAGATTGGAACAGTGAATGGTATGTATTGCGGGGTACACACTCAACGCCCCCATACCAACCTCCGAGTTGGAAATAACCACACCGGGCTGGAGAACGTGGATTGGATTGTGACCAACCCCCCACTCAACACCAGGGCGCTTAATTTCCTCCCTTATATCCGGCAGAGTAGCCTTGATATAGAGTTTGGTATCGGTGATATCACAGGACTGAACCACAGCACCGCTCTTCATGAGAGCTGGCAAGACTACTTCCGCCAGATCATAGTTATCGAGACAACGATAACTGTTCGACAGAAATGCCCTCGCTACCCCGTCCATGGTACGCACCATCTGTGGTGATGGCTCATCATGAAGCCAATGGTTCACATTCTCCCTGAGAAGTTCGGGGGCTGAGTGGAGCATCCTGTCGTAGTACCGGGCATCAATGCCAAGATGTGAACCCAACTGACGATGGGCCACGTGGTTCATCTCGAACGAACCTTGCTGATCAAGAGACAACCTGCTTGAGGAATCCATTTCCATCAGAGAAGTATCCCCGATGAAGTCTTGCTTAGATTCCCTCTGACGAGTCAACTCATCAGCCAGTTCGTTCAACGATTTGCCTTTCTTCATTTCAATTTACCTTTAGGTGAAGTGCGGTCACCTTCATACCGCACAATGTTTTCTACTTCCATGCAGCGGAGAACAATCATCCTCTCTTGACTACTCGCGTCACCTGCTTGAAGTCGCCCCATATTGCGACGAGCTTTACAGACCGCTCTGAGATTATTACATCCCAAAAGTCCGGTTCGGACTGAGAGTGCATTCCATACATCATCTCCTGCACGTTCCCTTTTTCCTTGATCCACTTTTCATGATCTTCAAACAGATCAAGTGCATGGTTCTCATCTGTATATCTAATCTTCATAGTATAACCTCGTTGGTGAACTGTAAACCTGTTTACGGTTTGTTAAGGAATTGCTCAGCCTGAGTGTCGTATCCTATTACTACTCCTTTCTGTGCTCGCTTCTCCATCTGTTTGATGGAGCGTTCTAACTGTCTCCGTACACGCTTCATCTTGTTGATCGACTTGCGGTCTGTTCCATCATAACGCGCCTTACTTGGTGATCGCTTCGAGCGACCGTGTTTTTCATTTGCCATTTCTCATACCTCATTGTGTGCGTGAACGCTCTACTGTAACAATTGTATCGTACTTACTCCCGCCGTGTGGAACCAGCAAGACCTCCAGCATTTCGAAACCACGACCCTTACCGAGTCCCATGCTATTCCAACCAAAGCATATAGCAAGCCCACACGGTTTCAGTACCCTTGCCGCTTCATCTTTCAGGGAGGCCACCCAACCAGCCGACGTATGCCATCCTGTTATTTTAATCCCAGCCCTCTTGTAGTGCTCTGATACTTGTCGAGGGGAGTACGGCGGGTCGAGTAGAATTCCATCAAACTTATGACTCTCCCTTGTTTTCAAAAACTCTATACTGTCCATGCAAAACTCAACCCTTCCTGACAAGTCGTTTCGAAACTGTGCCGGGCTGTTATCTCCAGCAAACGGATCGCACCAGTTGACCCCATCACCCACATACCTCTCTATCAGGGTTTTTATGGGTCGAATAGTAAACGTCTCCTTGTTTGCCATTGCCCAAATACGATTAATCTCCACTTTTAACACCTCTTGGTTGTTGAACAGTGTACTTAGCCCTTTTGTTTATTTAGAAGCCATTCATAAACATACGACCATTTCCAAAAATCATCATCTCTCCATTCGAAGGCAGCCACGAGTGACGATATAGCATCTCCATATGATGGTGTCCTACATTTACTGACCCAGGACTCTAACCTCTCCTCTGATATACCTACTTCCTTACCAGCCTCTTTGCCAATTGATTTCAATATTTCTTTAAGGAAAAGCGTTATGTTGCATGGAGTATCCATCTCCCTACACTTCTTGACTACCTCTTCTCCGTAGAGAAATTGTGCAATCTCTCCACATTTAACCATAAACTCCTGCAATGTTTCTGCTTTGCAAGCTTCCGAGTATGGAGTACGATAGCAGAGTTTGTGACCAGCCAGCCCGACAGGACAGTGTTTGCATTTATGGTCTCCAATGTCACCAGCCTCGCTTTCGCCCTTCAGGCAAAGAGCACAGTTCTCCGGGCGTAGTCTTGGTCTGTTTAAGAAAGCCCCGTCTCTTAATAGTCTATACCCTATGGTCGATAAACTCTTGGCATTGTAGAATGTTATCTTGTCCCATTCCACTGTGTTCAGGTAGTCGGTGTACTCTTCGTAAGTATAAAACTTCTTCATTAAATATCTCCTATGTTGGTGCGGATTACATCCGCGATTTCAGAAAACGTGAGACCATTAGAGCTTCTACAACCGACATGAGAGTACCCTTATCAATGCCGTGTTGGTTATGCCTCCAAAACTCTCTTACTCTTTTCTTCATGACGAACCTCTCTTGCTTTTAACATGTTACAAATGTCCTGTGCCTGATCTTTTCCGAACAGGCACGTCTCGTACTCGAATACTGGTGACCAGATAAAACCAAGTGGACAGAACTTTGCCCACTCTACATTATTACCGTATCTCACAACAGCATACAAGTTCCTTTTATAGTGGCTTACTTTTATCACACCTTGACTCCCTTCAGAAAATTTATTTCTGCCTTGATGGATTTATCAGTTATTGTATCTTCAATTACCAACCGCTCCCACGGAGTATCGTGACATCCACGATGACCGGCCTTTCCGATGGGACAAGTTCCGCAATTCAAACCGCTCCTTAAACAGAATCCGTAAGTACCAGCATACAGATCGTGCTGGTCTTTACGTGACAAGTCACCAGCCTCCAGAAGAAGCTCATACTTACGAATCGTAAGCATCTTTACTACCCACCATGGAAGCCGGTGGAATTCCTTATACCTATACTCCACAAGTCTTGTGTATTCATGGAAAGTTCCAACCCCCCATAGTTTTTGTACGAATCTAGTCTCCAGCACCATTGGGTTCTCCATGAGGCTCGCGTATACTCGGCTCCAAAAGTTAAGACCCTCTCGTGTATCGCTCCACATAAAACCCCCATAAATTCCTGTAGCCGGTGGTTTACTGTGCATAGCTTTGTGGATAGAGACATCGTGCTCGTATATAGTGGCCTGTCCCATGCCGTATGTATTATCTATGTAAGACGCCAACTTTTCTACTCTTGATTTCATTTCAAATCTCCGGTTCTGTTGTTGAAACATCCAATCGTATGGTTGTATTTTTCCATGTTTGGAATTCGACCATACAGTGGTTGGTATGTGGTGGTTCTACGTACCACATTCTTGGACACCCCATCTGTATTAACCTGTTCCTCATTACCTCCCAGTTTGGAGTTCTAAGGGCACACGCAGAGTTATCTGTTACGTTAGTAACTGTTAGTTTATAGAACATAGTCTTACCTCTTGAAACTGTAAACAAGTTTACACTTAGTGATAGAAATTACCACTCTCATATAGAAAAACAGTCTTAATCTTCACTTCATATACTCATACCTCATCTAAAGGTTATACACCTTTCAAGTTGCGGTATATCCTTATATTACCCTCACCCCATTGCATCGCTACGTTCTCTAGCGCGACGCGAATAACTGTGCAAAGGGCGGTGGTCGCGCTGGCGGCGAGCGTTGGTTAAGTCAGTCATTAACTGTGAAGCCGCGAAAGTATTTTTTCGCGCAAGTTGGACCGACCGGGAAAAAGCCCATATAACCTGGGTCATTCGGATCAGGCCCTAGACCGGGAGCGGCTACTGAAGACCCGCCGTCGATCACTTCGATGTATTTCGGGTAATCTCCTACCGGTCGGTCACAAACGGCGCATCTTGTGATGTCGTCGTGTAGTGGGTTTTCGGCCCAGACCATGGGTATGGTTGCTGCTGTCATGGTTCATTCTCCTGCCGCCCTTGCGGGCGGCGTTAGCTGGTTCTGATAATGTATACAAAGTCCCTGAAGGATACACCATCTGGACACTTTGCCCTAATGTTATCCATTTCTCCGTACTCTTTCAGACTCTCCAGAGTCCTTGGAGTGCAGTCAGGACATACTGCATATGAACCAATCAGGATACCGCCTGTTTCCTCACTGTCTGTGTAATCCTTATTGCAGTAGTCACACAGAACCCTGTCTCCAGGATCAACGGTGATAACTTCACAGTTTCCAAAGATTGGATGTATTCCGGGTTGAGAAGTAGTTTTCATTTGGGTACCTTTAGGTAAGTAAAACTGTAAACTTGTTTACAGTTGTTTAGGAGGCTTCAATTAACTTAACACATAGTTGCAGAATCGCATCCTGAAATTCTCGTGTAAAGTCTTTTGAGCCGGTGTTGCGATGGAGCACCTCTTCAAGAACGGTTACCATCAAATCACTATTGCCCCTGTCGAAGGCACGTTGCCCGATCACTATTCTGTCTTTTTGGGTAGCATACATTCCCAATATCCCCTTCTCAAAAAACTCACCCAAGTGGAATTTGTCTATGGGTACGTTAATGTCTGCTCGTTCACGCAATGTATTGAGTATCTTCTCCAGCCTACCCCTTTGCATTTCTGTAAACTCTCCCTGCACATACTCCTCATGCTCATCAAAAGTTCTCGCTGGACGGTTGATCACACCCGAGAGATTGCTTCTCTGAAGAAACTCTATCATTTCTCTTGATGCACAAACACCTATTGACAACTCATCAGCGGTTAGAATAGGCACCTCATGAGGTAAGTAAAGAACGAGTCTTCCTATTAATCCTGCCCACTCTCCCGAAAACTCCAGATCATCTAAATATGGGAGGTGTCCGTGAGTACTGAACATAGAAATCATATGCCTTATTACCTGTTCTTGGTCACAGGCGGCAAACAGCCTCCAGAATTGTCTATCGTTTTCTGGTGAGTATGTCAACTCTCTCGATTCATTTATATCAGAATTGAACAAGTCAATATCATATGTGATATACATACCAACATACCTTCGTACACTATCTCCTACCCTAATTCCTTGTCGATAAATCTTGCCAATGTTTTTGTCAGCGGGTAAATAAATTGACCCGACATCCGGAAGATTGAATATTGGTAATCTGTTAGTCAGGAAATACTCATTAAACTTATTGAGAGTATCACGTATATGTGTTTCCAGTATGTATACCCGAGTCACTCCCGCCTTACCGCGTATATTCTGAGGAGAAATATTTCTCACCAAAACATCACCACCTGCATCAATTGCGTTGCAGTATATCTCTCTAACTGCCATCCATTCCTCCCACTCCGGTCCCGCGTCTGTCGTCAGGGATGTAGTGTGCCCATCGATAATGATCTGCTTGAATGTTTCTGTTCCGAGAGTTGTGGTTTGGTAGCTGAAGATAATCTCACGCTCACCGCTAAACACGCGGAAGGGCGTACCATTTCTCATCAGCCATGCGACCGCAAAACAGGCCCCACTGCCAAACCTCCCTATCTTATTTTGTTGTCCACGTTTGGTGGACGCCCCTAATAAAACGAAAGCGTTGTTTTCAACCTCGCCCTCGTTTTCTATACATAACCACCCGTTAATATTCATTGAGTTATCCTAATAGGTTTTAGTACTGTAAACGTGTTTACAGTCGGTTAAAATTACCAAATTGCAGTAAATCCGCAACCTGATAGTACTAAAAAAGGGGCCGAAGCCCCTTGCATTTTAGTCCGGGAAGAGGGGTTGGGTCGCCGTCCCCCATATTTCTACCGATCCGCTCGGGGTTGGCATAACTTCTCCAGCCGCGTCGAGCAGCCAGTAGAAATCTTTGCCCTCTACAGTGGTAGGATCGATGGCTTCCATGTCCCGTGCCGCCCTCGCGGTGAAGGCGGCTCGATTTATGGGGTTGGTTATACTATCCCTGATAAGATCGGCAACATTTACCAGGTCGTTCCATTCCGGGTATGTAAACCACGGAGAATGGCCTGAATCAGTTAACAGTTCTCTAACGTTCATAGTCTTGCCTCATATAAGAGTGTGAAGGGTCGAAGCCCCTTTGGTTTAGTTGCGGGATCGCAACGATTTTATTCGGTACACATTGTACCGCGCCGCTTCCGCATTGCAGATACCCGCCAAGAGATAGACTTTAATCCCAAGACGGACAAATCCCCTCGCGTGTCTGATAGGCCAGTTGGCTTGCCGTGCCAACTTCTTCGCATACTCTTCCTTATACTCTCCGAGAAGAGAATATCCTCGATCTGTTTCGGTCCATTCGATTGTCCCGGACTTATCCCCTTCTCCAAGGGATGCGGTAAGATCAGCGAGAGCCTGATAATGCCATTGGGAGGCATTAAATAGATGGGTGCCGGACTCTTGAAGAAAGAAGGATTGATCCGGGGTCATTTTCTGTTTCATAATAGAACCTCATGGGTAGTGAAACTGTAAACGTGTTTACAGTGATAGCAACATGCTATCCCAATACCCGCCATCCAGGCGGGTATGGAGTTAGAATGTTAGACTGTTTCCAGCTTGGACTGGAGAAGTTTAATCATTCCCTGGAGCTCCTTCTTGGTCCACTTCCCATCCCTGAGACGAGCGCACTCTTTTAAGTAGCTCGAAGGAGCCGGGCCTTTTGCCTGAGCTTCCTTTTTCTTTTTCGTTGCGGCATCCCTTGCCTTACGAATCTTGGTCAGGATATCCATGCACATAGCAGCATTGGCGACGCCTACCTTGAGGTAGACATCTGTTGCCTGAGTGACATAAACACGGGCAGTGGACCATTTGAAGCCACTGGATTCTGCCACCACGTCGATCATGGCGCTTTTATATTTAGTGTCGAGTGACCACTGTTTACCGCGTTGTCCTTTTTTCCATTTGGTGGTGCCGTCTTTATCACCAGCACCAATGGCAGAAGTTACTTCCGCGATAGCGCAGTATGTCAGCCCTTCTCCGTTGAACAGGTTAGTTCCAGCTTGTTGAAGGTGAAACACTACGTCATCACTTAGTAGGATTGATTTACTCATTGCTTTAACCTATCGGGTTGGTTGATGGGACTGGAGGGCTTGAAAGACACCAGTGAATCAGACTGTAAACCTGTTTACAGTTCTTTTCCCCAGCGCCTAGCCTATCCAGCACCTATATTATACTGTGAGGGGGCTGATAGGGTTCCTGTTGATCTGAAACGACAATCCAGCTTTAGATGGAACGATCCACGGCCCCCTACACGGGTATATAAAACACCCTTCCCTCACACACACACCATTTTTCTCTATAATTTTTTGGGAAAAATTTGTGATATTCTGGTTACGATTTGTTAATGAATGTATGATTGTACGTCCATGTGGGGAGTCCCTGACATTGACAATGTTATAATATACTTATGAATGTATTTTATGGGGAAGGAAGTGGCTAGTAGACCAAATAAGTATAGGAGAGCCTGGAATCAGGCAACCATCCCACTGGTAAGAGAGTTGATGGAGAATGGTGGTTCTATCGTGGAGGCATGTAGAATCATGGGAATTAGCAGGGTGACCCACTATCGGTGGATGAAATGCCCTACAAAAGCAGCATATAGCCGCGCTATGAGTGATCTTCTGGATGCTTCCGAGGCTTGGTGGATGAGGCAGGGGAGAGAGAATGTTGGAAACAGAAGTTTTAATACCCAGTTATTCAATCTCAATATGGTCAATAGGTTCAAGTGGAACTCTGCCCAATCAGAACAGACGCGGAACGTCTCCGAGAAGAGGAAGGTTACTGTCGATATTCGTAAAGCTATCGACGAGTCGGAGGAAAAAAATGAGGAGCAACACGGAGAGGTTATTCCTTTGTTGAAGAAAGTAGTTGACAATGGGGAATAGTGTGGTATAATGGTCCCAGGTTGCGTAGTTTAATGGCAAAACACTAAAAACACTATTTCTACCTATTGCTTTCCAAGCCGCTTGAGATGGTTTATCATTCGCTAAATGAGTGATGCGGGTTCGATTCCCGCCGCAACCGACTTATTACGGGGGATGGGCAGAGCACCCGGAGAATCCTTGCAAGATTCTAGCCTGATCAGTTTGAGTCTGATACCCTCCACCAGTTTAGCGTCCGAAGTGTGTAGGTTACCACCAAAGATATTGCTTGATACTCCTATGTACGATCACTTGACGCTCTATCGTATAACGGCTATTATTCCGGACTCTTAATCCGTGTGATCCAGGTTCGAATCCTGGTGGGGCGACCAATCATGGAGGAACTATGCAGTACAGTTTTCTAATACTGCTTATAACATTTTTGATAATGTTAATCATTCTGATAGTGGATGATTGGCGGAAAACACTGCTTATAGAGGAATATAAGGTACTATCACGAGTGTGGTCGCAAGAATCCTCACTGCTGGATGAGTACAGAAAGAAGTCGAGGGTATGGTTACATGGCGACTATCCTATTCTCAAGGATAGCGAGGTCACCAAGGAAAGGCGAAGGGTTCTGCACAAGATGGCAGAAGATCGCAGGAAAGGAACTCATAATAGAGCGTAGAGGTCGATTGGATAAACGGGTGTCTGCAAAACACTCACAAGCTGGTTCGATTCCAGTCTACGCTTCCGGTCTGTTAGTTTAGTGGTAAAACATTGGTCTGTCTAACCTTTGTCAAGGGTTCGATTCCCTTACAGATCGCCAAATTACGGGGGTGCTGGTATGCGCCTTATCAATTCTTGCTCTATTGAGCCGAAGATACAGGCTTATCTTGGTTCGACTCCAAGTACCCCCTCCTATATGGATTGTGCAAGTAAGTCAGCCTGGGGCTGAGAACGGCTGTAACCCGTTTCCTTATGGGCATGAGGTTCGATTCCTTCCACGATCCACCACCCCTTGTGTTGGGGAAACAACCACCACTCCTAATGGGGGTATTACAGGTTCGAATCCTGTCGAGGGGTCCAATATGGAAAACAATTCAGGGTACGTCAAGGTTCTTGAAGAGAGGGCGGCAGAAGCCTCCATGTTCAAGAAAGAGTTGGAGTTTTTGAGATTTTTCTATGAAAGGTCGGATTTCAAGATGGCGATCATGGAAGAGTATACCGCTCTAGGACACAAGGTTCCCTATGAATATGATGAGCCTAGCTGACTGATAGTCAGAGTGCGCCTGATAAGCGTACTGAAGCAAGGTTTGATTCCTTGAGGCTCAACCAAGCCGTGGTGGTGGAATTGGGATACACGCCAGTCTTAGAAACTGGTTCTTGAGAGTTCGAGTCTCTCCTGCGGTACCAAATTAGTGTCCCTGACGGGAATTGGAATACCTGCCGGGCTTAAAACCCGGTGTTTCTCAGTTCGAATCTGAGTGCGAGTACCATTCATTGGTGATTTGTGAGACATACAAAGAAGGATTTTGAGATAGACTGGTTTTCGGGTAGTGGTGCTGGCGGACAACATAGAAACAAACACCAGAACTGTTGCCGGATTACTCACAAGCAAACCGGGTTGAGGGCGCAGTCCACGAGTCACAGGGAAAGGTGGAAGAACCAGCGCGACGCATTCAACCGTTTAGCTGGGATGATAATTGCATCTGATGATAAAAAGGAAAGAAGGGATTCCAATCATATTGTCAGAACATACAACTATGTTCGGGGCATTGCCACTGACGGGGTTATCGAAAAACCCTTGCATCCCGTAATAAACGGTGATATAATGGAGTTTATTGTTAACTCCTTATCTGGCAATAGACCAGATAGATTCACGGGCAGAATGTAACAATGTATGCATAGCTTAACCGGCAAAGCCCAAGGATGTGACCCTTGAAGATTCAGGTTCGAAGCCTGATGTATACCCCAAGCAGTCTAGGCCGATCCGGCGATGGTTCTAGTCTTCCAAACTAGTGAGGTGGGTTCGACTCCCACAGGCTGCTCCAATTTCCCCCTGCTAATGGATAGAGGCAGGTCTTCTAAACCGGTCCTTGTGGGTTCGAATCCCTCCTGGGGGTCCATATACAGAGAAAAGAATGGGATTACTAATACCGCCATCTGATGATCCAATGGATACTCAGTGGACTGACTACGAAGCATATATTCCGTGGTGGAAGGATACTCCTCCCATGGCGAGACATGGCCTCATTACAGGGGAAACACCCAAACATATAGGGCTTGGTTTCAGGAAAACCAACGATCCGAGTGAACCCTATGTTGAGAGGCTTTTGAATATTCGTGGATTAAATACAGACGGAACCTCGCCCCGTTTTATTGCGGAGGATAATGAGAGTCTGGCAAAGTTCGGAGCAACAACCCGAATCGAACCCGATAACGCATATGTGATAGGGTCTGCGTATAAAGAAGGTGAGACATATATGCACGAAGCGGCTCATTTTTTTTCGGGGGACGACAAGGTGGTCGAGAGATTGGAAGATATCGGGATGACCACTACCAAGGCCAAGTCGGGGGAAACGCTGTACAAATGGCCCGGAAAGGATGTATTCATACCCGAAGCAGATACAGAACATATGTTGATTGATCTGGAAACTTTTCTCAGAAATGACAATACCCAAAACGCTATGCAAGCTTTTGAAAGGCTTATTGAACTTTCCGGTAAACACGACATCAAACTATCGAAAGTGGTGGATGTGTACCACGACATAGTGGGCCTTCTATATGAGATATATCCGGACCTAAAAGAATTGTCGATGGATGGCCGGTAGTCATAAGGCAGCTTATATCTGTCTTGGAGCAGGGTTCAACTCCCTGATCGACGACCATATGTGGAGAGGACGATGAAAGAACTGATACAAGAGAGTGAGGAGGGGTTGAGATTCGTACCCCTCGAAGATTTGCTTGAGGCCCTTCATATGCTTAGAGATGACTTCATGCAAATGAAACGCGGGTACCATGTTACCATAGAGAAATGGATCAAGGAGCTTGATGATGTCTGAGAGGCCACCTGTACTTTGTGGTATCGATGGGGTGTATCATCCCGCTTTTTACCGATGTAATCAATTTCGGTTTCGGGGATACGGGATTACGATGATATGTTGCGCCGTATGCAAGGAAGGCTCCCATATCGAGGATGATACAGAAAACTCAGCTCGTAGGCCGGATATCGAGGCGGCATTCTTACAAAATGCCAGTAGAGGGTGAGATTCCTTCACGAGCTACCAAATAATGGGGATGAGATGGCTCGACCGATCTTAAAACCTTACGGAAAGGATCGGGACCAGGGATCAAAACCCTGCATCTCCACCATATTTTCCCTGTCTGCGGACTCAGTGTGACGGCTACGAACCGAAATCAGGTCAGTTCAACTCTGGCACAGGGAACCAAAGGCCGATAGTTCAACGGCAGAACACTGGGCTTTGAACCCGGTAGTCCTGGTTCGAATCCAGGTTGGCCTTCCATACATAGCTGGCTTGGCAGAGCGGACGAATGCAGGGGTTTTGTAAGCCTCAGTCGAAAGACCATCGTGGGTTCGAATCCTACAGTTAGCTCCAACCTGAGAGAGAAGATGAGAAAGGGAATATTACTTGTAGTGTTTTTGCTGGGTGGTTGCGGTGTGATGACCGATCAGGGCAGGGTGTCCAAAGAGGTTTATCGGGCCGAAACGGCACAAAAGCTGTTCGACTCCGCCCAAAAAGCTGATGATGCTTTCGCAAAGGAAAACCCCGTGAGCGGAGTACCGTCATACTGTAACGGTTCTGTAACAGATGCCCAAGCCGTGGTTTGCGGGATGGCTCAAGCGAACGCTAATCTCTCAGTAGCCCTTGTAAACGCAAACAGGAAAGCCTCTGTCGCTTATGCTTCACAGATTCTATCTACACAGGCACAAGAAAGAATTGCATTCAAGGACCGTCTGATGAATTTCTTCGGTATCGTGTATTCGACCGAGAGGGGCTCAAGGAGCCGTTCTACGGGTGATGGGACCAGGGTGGTCATCAATGGGCCAAACGCCCGAGGTAGCGGAGAAGGAGGGGCTTCTGCTGGCAGTCAGGACGTAAGCCTGAATATCGGTAATGCAAATCAGGTATCTTCGGATGGAAGGACTGGTTTTGCCAACAGGAATAGTACGGTTGACAACCACGACCAATCCGAGGTTGTGTTCGAACCTGTCCTCGAACCGGTGGTTGACATACCCGAACTACCTGTGATAGAATAAAGAGTTTGGACTTCTGGTGTAGGTGGCCGCACGACAGTTTGAAGCACTGTAGGATCAGGCTCGATTCCTGGGGGGTCCACCAAAGCACCGTAAGGCGAATGGCGAGCCAGTAGTCCTTCAAACTATTGTGAGTGGGTTCGATCCCCACACGGTGTACCACTGTGGGATAGCAATCCGGGTGATCGCAGACGGCTGTTAACCGTCAAGGAGATGAGTTCGAGTCTCATTCCCACAGCCATTTCAGGAAGGTAGGGTGCTGGGCACAAAAACGGTTTGAACCCGTTCCCACTCTTTGGGGTGATCGTTCGATTCGGATTACCTTCCGCCACAGTAGGTTGAGTGCTGGGCACACGACAGTTTGCTAAACTGCCCCACTCCGAAGGGGGTGACAGTTCGATTCTGTAACCTACTGCCATATCAGAGACGACGAGGCTGGGTCATCTCCGTCCCTTGGAAGGACTGAAGCGCAGTTCGATTCTGCGGTCTCTGACCAGAGGGGTGAAACATTTAAGGTGATGTCTCGGTCTTTTAAACCGGAAAACAGGGTTCAAGTCCCTGCGCCCCCACCAGTCATGGTATAATAGAGATAGGCACTCCCTGCCTTAAAATTATGAGCGGCTCACCGTCCGTGTCGGGAAGAAAAGCGGTTTTAATGAGCGGGTCTTTGACCTCGGACCAGTCCTCCAGAGCGCAAGCAAGTTAGGCGGGGGGCGATAAACAGGGCTATACTGTAACACAGTCAGTGACTACGACCAGCTTCGGCTGCTTGGCCTTACGGCCTTGAAGGTAGTGCAGCGTCTCGCGGTACGATAACACGCACCTGATATACGCTCACCTTGTGACGGTAACTAGACAACCATAAAGAGTATTCTCTCCCTGTGGTGGAATTCTCGGATCATATGCTGGACTAATATCCCGGCCTATAAACCCCGACCAGTCTGGTTACAGTGAAGGAGGTCCGAGCTATGCCTATTTGTGTTGTATTTTTACAACAGGGGGAGTTGATGCAGTGTAAGTGCGGTGGAAGCACGGTTGACCGTGTGTCTGTCCGAAAGAAGGGGAAGTACAAACTTCTCTATGTCCATTGTGTCGAGTGTACCAGGGTAGGTAATTGGTTGTACCTTGAAGATAACAAGTTGGCTGCCTCCGGTGAGGATGCCAGAAAGAAATATAGCGCGGTGGTGTAAAGGCTAACATCTTGGACTCATATTCCTCGGCTGAGAGTTCGATTCTCTCCTGCGCTACCATGAGCCGTCATGTTCCAAGGCTGGCGATGAAGTCTCCAAAACTCTATGTGTGGGGTTCGATTCCCTAGCGGCTCGCCAATTACTAAAGGGAATTACATGAATGTAATCTTATGTTCCGGAGTGATGCGTTCCGGATCGACGTGGTGTTTTAACGTATTAAGAGGTTTGTGTGGTCTGGTCGCTGAGTGTCTCTCTAAACCGTTCTACGCCTCTTACCTGGAGGGGGATGCTTTAGACAAGTTCCTCCTTTCCGATGCCGCTTTAAGGCCTGGGGTGAGTGTATTCAAGACGCACCTCATAGGGCCGCGAGCTGCCCACTTAGCCAGAAGCGGCATCATCAAGAATATTTGTACGTTGCGAGACCCCAGGGACTGCGTAGCCTCTCGTCAGGAGTTTAAGTCGGAAAGCCTGTCCGACTCCATCGGGCTTGTTAGGGCATCATATACTACCGCGATGGGACTCGATGATGCTGCGCTGTTCCTGGACTTTGAGAATATTAAAACATCCCCGGTATCTGTCATTCTCGATATGATGGAGTATTTGGGGATAGATTTCGAGAGTGCTGATGAGGTGGCTGGCATTCTCTCGGAAGAGTTTTCCTTGGAAAAAATGAAGAAGATGGAACCGAATAATGGAATTGATCCGCTAACGGAAATTCACGAGAACCATTTTCACGGGGGAGAAAGCGGGAAGGGCGTATCTCTTGGTCTGGATAAGAAGCTGGAAGACCTTCTTGACTTTTATCGAAAGGTGACAAATGACTCCTAAGTGGGGGGTTCGTATCGAGCCTGTTGTTCGGGATCGGTCACCCAATGCGGATGCTGCTGAAACCTTTTGGGAATGGGTTAGGGATAAGGATTATCGAAGGGCTGTTATGGCTTACGAGGAAATCCACAAAGACCCAAACATGGATAATTCATTTATTCGCACATTGGGGCAGTTGGATAGATTTTACCTCGCTGCATTTTTGTGCAACAGGGTCGATCTTCTCCACCCATGGCTATACGATAGAGCAAGGGAAGTTCAATACGATTGTGATGAGCACTTGGATTTGTGGGCAAGATTCCATTATAAAAGCACTCTTGTGACACAGTTCGGCGGGATACAGGAAATTCTAAAAAACCCGAACGTCACGATTGCAATTTTATCCTATTCCACTAAGCAAGCCAAGCCCTTTCTAAGGGCTATTATGCAGGTGTTGGAAACCACAAGAAGTTTACATGAGTTGTATCCTGATATCTTGTGGGACAAACCAAAAGTACAAGCCCCAAAATGGAGCGAGAATGAGGGGATCAGGGTAAAGAGAACCAGAAATTCTCCAGAAGAAACCATACAGGCGTTTGGTTTAACGGACGGGCAGCCAACCGGGTATCACTTTCAGTTGCAGATATATGATGATGTTGTTGTGCGCTCCTCTGTGACCACCCCCGATCAGATTAAGAACACGACAGAGCAGTGGGAGTTGTCACTCAACCTTGGCGATACGCATAACCCTAGAAGACAGTATGTTGGCACGAGGTATGCGTATGGGGATACTTATGGGACTATCATGCAACGGGCTGCTGTAATTCCTAGAATCTATCCAGCTACCCATAACGGAAAGATAGATGGTTATCCTGTCTTTCTTTCTAAGGATAGATTTGATGAGATTGTAAAAACAACTTCGCAGTACACGGTTGCTTGTCAACAACTCCTGAACCCACTTGAGGGAACGGATATTTCTTTCAAGCAGGAGTACTGGCGAGAATACGAAATACGCCCATTCACTCTGAATGTTTATATTACGGTAGACCCCGCAAACTCCAAAAAGAAGGGTTCCAACCGCACCGCAATTTCCGTGGTCGGGGTTGATCAGGCATTTAATAAATATCTTCTTGACGGCATGTGTCACAAGATGACCCTCTCAGAACGATGGTCTAATTTAAAGAAGGTCAGAGAGAGGTGGATTCGTATGCCTGGAGTAAGGGAAGTCAGGGTGGGGTATGAGAGATATGGAGCACAATCCGATATCGAGCACTATAAAGAGATGATGAAAATCGAGGGCGTATCGTTTCCTATTTACGAAGTGGCGTGGGTAGGGGGGGAGAATCAGGGACAGTCAAAGGTGGACAGGGTGCAAAGACTGGAGCCTGATTTCAGGAATGGTTCTTTCTTTTGGCCATACCAAACCGACGCCAAGAATCTTACCAAGCTTCAGAGAACCATGTCCATGTCCGGTCAAGCTTTTCTCGTGGCAAAAAAGATCATCAATATAGACGAGGATGGCAAGACGTATAACCTTGTTAATTGGGTGAAATCCAACGAGTATGACTTGTTCCCATCCATCCATCCAGATTTTCTCGATGCCATGTCAAGAATTTACGACATGGATATGAGGCCACCAAAGAATTATGTAGGCCCAATGGAGCCCTCAAAAGAGGAGAGTTATTAATGTCCAAGATCAGTTTCAGAAACCTTGTTAAGAAATATGATAAGCGTGTTGGAGGGTGGGTTGCCTATCGTTGCGGGAGAAGGGAATTTATACAAAGAAAGCACGGCGCATCCCAGTATGATACCGTAGTTCTGTATGTTTCCGATGACTATGTTGAGGACGGTTACGAGACTATCTAATGGCAACAATTATTACACGGGCGGGAAAAGGTTCTGCGCTAACGCATAACGAACTAGATGCCAACTTCACTAACCTAAATGGTAAACCGGAGATTAATGACTCCGGTACCTCTGCTACCCAGGTATGGTCTGCGAGCAAAATAAACAGTGAGTTATCATCCAAGAGAGATAAGAACACTCCTTATCTTGTTCACGAGGGCGCGTGGGTAACCTCAACAGCATACCAAATTGATGATATAGTAAGTCATAATGGGGCATCCTACTACTGTAAATCGGGTCATACATCAGGAGCGTCTACAGAACCGGGGGTTGGTGCTTCGTGGGAATCTGTGTGGGTATTGCTGGCAGCAAAGGGAGACACTGGCGCAACTGGTGCGACTGGCGCTACAGGTGCAACCGGAGACACCGGAGCCACAGGGGCCACAGGAGACACCGGTCCGACCGGGCCTCAGGGTGACACCGGTCCGACCGGGCCTCAGGGAGACACTGGCCCAACAGGCGCTACTGGCGCTACGGGCGCAACCGGGCCAGCGGGGGCGGACGGTGAAATCGCCGGTCCAGGTTCCAGTGTAGACAATACCGTTCCGCGTTGGGACGGCACTGCGGGAACCAGCATTCAGGGTAGCGGCGTCGTTATTGACGACACTGATAACATTTCAGGCATAGTCAATCTGACGCTTACGGGTACGGTTGACGGCAGGGATGTTGCTGCTGACGGCACAAAGCTAGACGGTATAGAATCTAATTCTACCGCAGATCAAACTGGTGCAGAAATTAAAGCTGCTTACGAAGCAGAAGCAAACACCAATGCTTATACTGATGCAGAGCAATCAAAACTCTCCGGAATAGAAAGTGGTGCAGACGTTACAGACGCTACAAACGTAGCCTCTGCTGGCGGTTCAATAATTTCAAGTGGTCTTGGTGTGCCCTCTTCCATCCCTTCCAAGGTAGGAGACATTTACATTGATACAACCAACGACAACGTATATGTCGCTACGGATACCGTATCCAGTGCTGACTGGGATCAAGTTACTGGCGTTGGCGACATGTTGGCGTCTACATATGACCCTACTTCCGTGGCTGGTGATGCTTTCAACATGGACAACATGGTTGAAGGCACTACAACAAAAATACTTACCGCCACCGAACGAACGAAGCTGTCTGGAATAGAGACATCAGCAACCGCCGACCAGTCCAATGCAGAGATTGAAACTGCCTACAACACGCAGGTTGCTATTGTCCCGCAAGCGGAGGCAGAAGCCGGGACTGCAACGACATCGAGGCGGTGGACGGCGCAACGTGTTGCACAGGCTATAGCTGCCCTAGCTGCCGGAGGGACTCCCCCAACGCAGCAGGTCATTACAGCTACCGGAACGTGGACACGCCCCTCGGGGTGCAAGAAGGTTATAGTAGAGGTACAAGGCGCTGGCGGCGGCGGCGGCGGCGGTCGGAGCAACGGGGCGGATAGTGGCGGTGGCGGCAGCGCCGGAGGGTACACTTTCAAGCTGCTTGATGTAACCGCCATCAGCTCATCCACTGTTACCATTGGGGCTGGTGGTGCAGGGGGTACGGGCGGTTCGGGCGGGTCCGATACAGATGGAAGCGCCGGTGGCACGTCGTCATGGGCTGACGGAACGAACACATTAACGGCAAATGGTGGCACTGGCGGGAAGAAGTATTCTGGAACGGCGGGTGTCATAGGTGCACCTGGAACGGCAACAGGCGGCACTAACTCAACAGGTGGTGCAGGAACACCCATTAGCGGTGATATTGGTGGCGGTACGTGTTTACCTGTAGGCGGGGATAGCTTCTTTGGCAAGGGCGGATACTTGTCACGCAGCGCGGTGGACGCTACGGCAGGTCAACACGGGTCTGGTGGCGCGGGTGGTATAGGAAACTCCTATAAGGTTGCTACTACCAATGGCGGCGCTGGCGGTGCCGGGGTAATTGTTGTTACGGAGTTTTATTAATGAACGTAATTGAGATTGATGCGAGTAATAGAGTTATTCGCATACAGGAGGTTCCCGATACGTGGGTAGTAAAGGGTGGTTCCATTAGTAGCGATACAGGACACATTGTATTTCCTGACACATCTCGTTGGTATCCGGCACCCACCAATGTACGCGAGGGTGATGTGTTTGACGTTCCGACAGGAACGGCCACACCACCGACAATTGATCTTGATAAATACAAATCGGCACTGATTGCTGATGTGCGCGATCAAGCACAAACACATATTCTTGCGATATGGCCGATCTGGAGACAGGTAAACGCCGAAGCTGGTATCTATCCGCCAGAAGTAAAAGAACAGAAAGACGCGGACATTGCCGCGACAATTCTCGAAAGCAACCGTGTCGAGGATATTATCGATGCTGCTCCGACAGTTTCCAGTGCAGATATAGCAGCATCCACCTTAACTCTTCCAACATTCCCGGTATAAGAAATGGCACTAAAACATAAATTTGATTCTGGACGGTGGAGCGAGCGCAAACAAAGGCGCCGGGAGGTGAGGGATAGCCCCGGTAATGAGAGCTCGGTTCGTTCGTTACGTGACAGGGTTCTACTACTGGAACAGGCATTAGGACTGAAATAATTAATCTTAGGTTAAATAGATGTGCGCTATGAGTGAAACAACAAGAATGAGAACATTCTGGCTATCTGTCCTGGTGGCTATATTTATGTCTGCGTTTGGTAACTGGTATTCAACACAGATCAATATAACCAGAATAGAAACTATGTTATCTATCATACGTGATCGTTCCGAAGAAAACTACCTTGCCATACAAGATACGAACAGAAGACTTGTGAGCGACATTGTTTCCCTGACCTCAGACAGGTTCAGAAGAGTTGATTGGGAAATGGAAGAAGCTAAACTCGATAAGAGAATATCCGTTATTGAGGCGGCGAATGCGGAAACGCAAAAGAAAATAAACGATATATACCTATTTATAAAGAGGGTTGAATAGAATGAGAAAACTACTTTTTGCCATTCTATTGATGGCACCCCTTACTACATACGGAAACATGGAAGAATCCGCATCTCGTTTTATGAATCGGGCACTTCCACCCGGTTGGTTTATATGTGATAAGCTGGATGATATGATGGAATTGTTCCAGTCAAGGGTATCTGGCGACATATCTCAAACAAGATTGCTGATAAAAACATTACAAGAGGAGATGAATGCTATTGGTGAGCCTGTTTGCGGGAAGGCCGGTGTTCCAATACTTACAATTGCACTTATCGAGAGTGGCGTCATCAAAACGTTCAATGGATCGTATTATGGCCATGTTTTCTCAATCACAACAACTGGTAACGATATGGGTTACGTGATGATTATCGATCTTAAAGTTAGGTACGAGGGTACATAATGGATATTGTTCTTTCCTTTCTGCTAGACTCGATAGAGTTTACCGCTGGTATTATTCTTTGCTGGTTTATTCTGAAATACCTCGACAGAAAAACACAATTCAAGTTCAGAGATGCCCTGGCTCAAATGAGGACGGATGGTAATGTGGCAGTATATTACGGGTTGCGTCTTGTTGCTGTGGCTATGTTCGCTGCCGCAGTATTCGGAAGCTAAAGTATCTTCCAAGTACGACAAACAGATATGTTCGGCAAGCAAACTTTATCTGCCTGTCCCTACCAAGTTGTTTGGCTGCAATCTCTTGAAAGCTCAATATTATCAGGAGAGTTTATTGGACCCCGAAGCAAGGAGTCCTGTTGGTGCGGAGGGGATTGCCCAATTTATGCCGGGTACCGCGAAGGATGTTTGGGAGAGGATGGGCTACCGAACCGTAAACCCGAGGGCGGCGGGGCCGTCTATTAAGGCTGGCGCTTTTTATATGGCAGACCTTCGCGGGAAATGGAAGGCAGAGAGACCGGAAAAAGACAGGATGCAGCTTGCCCAAGCTTCCTATAATGCGGGATTCGGGAATCTGTTGAAGTCACAAAGGAAGTGTGGTGGCAATCTATGGACTGATATCAGTCCATGCTTGAGGCTCGTTACTGGAAGGCACCACAAGGAAACATTAACATACGTTGAAAGGATATGGGGGTATTGGTTACGATGGAGCTAGTTGCAATTGTATTGATTCTTTTTCTTGCTGTCGTTGTTTATTCAGTGAAAAAGGAAAACAAGTCAAAGACAGAAACAGTGATTCCTGAAAAGACTGGGTTGAATGCGCCGCCAGATATAGAGAAAAGACCACTAGTATTCTCCCACTTCAACCCCTCGGCCTGGCATGACAAGGGGATTGCCATGGTATTGTGCCTCGACTCCCCGGAAATGGAGTGGATGCACATAACGGACAGGGATGGAAATTCATTCCAGATGGTTAAGCACGGTCGGAAGGATAAAGGAAGGGATGTCTGGAAGCGGTTGGATCGTAAATGCACGGCTGGACGGATTAGAGCCTCGGATGGAAGGATTGTGTATCATGCTGTTGTCCACGGAAACAGTGTTAATCGTGGGGCGTGTTGGGGCGTGAAGGATGATAGCTAGACTCCTTGCCGGATTCGCTTTCAGGAAGATACTAATAGTTGCGGTGCCCATGATACTCGCTGGCGGTGGTTTGTTCATCAAGTATGTCATTGACTCTAAGATCGACGCTGAGACCGAACTTGCGGTGGCAAGGCAATCGTTACGTGGGGCTAACTTCGCGCTAGAGGCTAAGACACTGGAGCTTGCTACTACAATGAGACTTTTAGATGAAACAAAGAAAGAAGCTAAAATTATTTCTGAGCAATGGAATAGTGTTAGGGATAAGCTTGATGAACTGGATGAAGAAGAGATTGTTGTTTGGCTTCGGACTGGCGTTCCTCCTGACATTATCAGGGTGCTCCAGTCTGGAGAAGATAGTTTACCCGCAGATTAATACCGTAACCCAATGCCCACCATTGTTCCTTTTGGGGGAAATAGAGACTGGATGGGTGTTGGAAGGGTTTACGAACGGGGATATGTTGAATCTGTTAATCGAGCAGAGAGAGGCTATCGATAAGAAAAACGCCGAGCTTCGGGTTTTACAGGCGTGGCACCGTGAGCAGTGCAAATAATGAGTATGTTATAATATAGGTATATGGTGAAATGACAACCAGTACTACATTTGAGTGGATCGAGCTTGTAAGAGCCGTGGATAAGGAGGCTCTTGAGCCGTTCAATGATGACTATGGGAGGAACAGACAATTCATTTCTCCCTCAAAAGCGAGGAAGTTATATGGAAATCCAACAAAGCGACATCCACACACTGACAGAAATGGGACAGGCTCGTGATATTGCCGAGATTTTGGACAGGAAGTACCCAAACTGGTTGTGGATGGTATATATCCAGGATGGTCTCGCCTTCATTAGAAGCATGAGAATATCCGGAAGACACGGGTACGTATTACATCTTGACAGAATAGATAATGATGGAAGGGATATTACTAGAGCAGGTGGAGAAATCCTGGAAAGGTACGCTATTGCGAGAAAAAAATTTAACCATGATAAGTGGAGTGAACTACCGATGGATTTCACGGGCAACTTGATAGGTGATACCAAGTGTTGAGCCACCCTACGCCACCATTAGAAGGAGAGTCTGTTAGAGACCCAAATGCCGAGTGGTTAGATCAGGCAAGACAAGCCTATATTTCCTCTACTGACTGGATGGATATCAATCTTCGAGCCCAGTGGGAAAAGAATATTGCCAACTTCAACAGCAAGCATCCTCCGGGTTCCAAGTATCATACGGATGTCTACAAAAAAAGGGCAAGGTTGTTTCGTCCCAAAACACGCATCTCAGTAAAGAAACTTGAAGCGGCTATGACCACTGCGTTCTTCACCAATGAAGAAGTTGTTTCGGTCGATCCCAACAATAACCAGGACAAACAACAAGTGAGTGCTGCTTCTGTGATGAAGTCGGTTATGCAGTATAGACTTACAAACACGGTACCGTGGTTTCAAATTATGGTTGGCGGTATCCAATCTGCCGCCATAAATGGTGTGGTGATAGGTCATGTATATTGGGATTATACAGAAAAGACTATCTCCACACAAGTATTTGACGGGGAGAATCCGGTGATGGATGGTGATGAACCCGTAAGCGAGACCTACTCATTTACCATGGACGATAAGCCGGTCGTAGACTTGGTGGCTCCGGAAAATTTCAGGATAGATGTAGGAGCGGATTGGGCTAACCCTGTGAACTCCTCCCCGTTTGTCATAGAACTTATCCCAATGTATGTCCAGGATATAAAAGAAAGGATGGGTCGTGACTGGATAACTCTGGATAATAAGGCTCTTATGACTGGTATAAAGCAGTCATATGATTCTGTGAGGAGTGCCAGGGAGAAAGGGAGGACTGACAGATATGAGGAGTCCAGGTCTGATATAAAAGACCATGAAATAGTTTGGGTCCATAAAAACATTATCAGGAAGGGATCGACAGACTGGTGTTTCTATACTGTTGGTACAGAACATCTGTTGAGCAAGCCCAAGAAACTGCAAGAAATGTATCCCCATCTTAGACACGGGGAGAGGCCCTATGTTGTTGGGTACTCCAATATAGAGGCTTTCCGTGTTTACCCGGCAGGAACTGTTGAGTTGTCTCAGGAGCTTCAAGCAGCCTCGAACGATATTTGGAATCAGAGATTCGAAAACATTCGTTTAGCTATGAACAAAAGGTATCACACGCGACGTGATGCTAATATCGACTACACAGCACTGTTCAGGAATATATCCGGCGGCGTTGTGGAGATGGATGATCCAGACAGGGATATCAGGGTGATCGAAACACGCGACGTAACAAGCTCGGCTTATGCTGAGCAAGATAGAATCAACATGGATTTCGATGAGATTCAGGGAAACTTCTCTGTCTCAACTGTTGGGGGAGCCAGGAATCTTAATGAGACGGTTGGCGGCATGTCGATGTTAGCCAATAATACAAACATGATGACTGAGTATGTACTCAGAACATACGCGGAGACCTTCGTCGAGCCGCTCCTGAAACAGTTTATGAGGGTGGAGCAGTTCTATGAGAATGATATTACGGTTATAAACCTGAATCAACAAGCATCGGAGTTCTTCCCGAAGGGGGGGACTGACGACGAGATGGATGAGTTGTTCAAGCACGAACTCACTCTCAAGGTGAATGTGGGCATCAATGCCACAGACCCATTCAAAAAGAATCAAATGCTGGATTCCTTCCTATCCAGGCTAGAGAGAACTCCTGGTGCTATGTTGATGGTCAACATGGAAGAAGTCATCAAGGAGTTTGCGGCAAACGCGGGATTCAAGGATGGTTCGAGGTTTATTTCCAAGGGTGATCCTAGAGTAGCTGAGCTTGAGCAAACTGTACAGCAGTTGCAACAATCCTTGCAGAACAAGGAGGTCGAGACGCAGGGCCGCATCTCTTTGCAGGAATTGAAGAATGAGGCAGCAGTAGCTATAGCGCAGATCAGGGGACAGGTTGAATTGACCAAAGAGGAGATGCGCTCAAGACTTGGTGATCTGGAAATTCAGATCAGGATGGAGGATACGGATACCAAAAGAGGCGAGCTGATGCTACAGAGGGATGCTTTGATCCAAAAGATTCTTGAGTCCGAAAGAGAGTCGTTCGCCGGTAAACCAGGAACGGTTCTAAACGATGATTATGGAGCCGTGCCGCACGCAGAGGGATAAGATGTTTCTGGATATGGAAGAGTATTCTGACGATGAGTTGTTTGCTTCCGTCAGGAAGGGAGAGGAGGTTAAGAAATTTCTTTCCTCAGAAGTGGGGAAAAGAATTGTGGAACATGCTAAAAACTCACACCGAATGGCGGTGATGGCGTTGACTGCGTTTTCTACAGGGCACTACGATCTTAATAAGGAGGCTGATAGGGAGTCTCTTGCTAGAATGCTAAAGGATTTATCTGAGCCGACCACGGTTCTAAATATATTCAGCAAGTTTCTGATTGAATCGGATCGATCAGAAGAACAATTAATACAACGTGATATGGAGGAGACCTAATGCCAGAAGCTACCCACAAGGGCGAAGAAGGTGTAGTCGGAAGCAATCCGAAGAGGGCTGCTGCGATGGAAGCATTGACACAGATGAGGACTGATCAAGAGGTTCCTATAGAGCCTATTGATGAGGAAGAAGATAACTTGCCCATCGAAAAAGGAGATGATGGCAAGTACTATGCAAGAATTACTATTGACGGGCACGAGGAGCTACTACCCTTTGAGGATGTGATTGCCAACGCTCAGAAAGTAAAGGCTTCAAGCAAGCGTTTTGAAGAGGCTGCTGCCCTTCGAGCACAACTGGAAGCTGAAAGAGAGGAGTTTGAAAAAATCAAACTCACAAAACCAGCGCCTCCACCCGAACAGGACGAGGACGACGACGAACTCGACAAACTCATTCAGGAATACCATAAGGCCCTGTATGATGATGACGAGGATGCGGCAGTAAAACTCATGAAACAAATCAGAGGGCGTTCCAAGACTACCCCATTTGCTTCTGAAGATGCTGTCCGAAAAATGGTTCAAGATGCGATCAATGAGGAAACCAGGAAGCAGGAAGAGGCTAGGTCGAGCAGAGAACAGAGGGAGTTCATGAAATCAGTGAAGTCCGCTCAAGCTAAGTTCGAGGAAACCTATCCAGAGATTGCTAACGATTCCGTTCTACGATCAATCGCGGACGCCAAGACCGTTGAGATAATGGAGGCAGACGACACATTGAAACCTTGGGATGTTATTCAAAAAGCAGCCGAGGCAACACTGGAGTGGGTTTCCAACAAGACGGTTGGGGGTAACAGATCGGAACGAAAAAGGTCGGCGGAACACCAACCTAATCCAGCTAGTGTTAGTGGATCATTGGGTTCGGATGAGCAACCGGTCACAAGGTCTGATGTTATCAATGAGTTAAGACACGCAAGACACCAAAAATCATAAGGAGGCTATAATGGCTGGACAAATTTGGGCGGTCAACTCTAGCGGTGGATACATGTATTCGGACAATCTGAGTCGTGAACTCCGCATGGAGGTTCAACCCGTTATCAAATTCAGGCAGTTTTGCGACATTAAGGATGCTGCTCACCAGGGTCTGAACCGTGGTGATACATTCCACTGGAATGTGTATTCTGATGTTGCAACACAAGGTACTACCCTTGTAGAAACTGCCACAATTCCTGAAACCGGATTCACGATCACTCAAGGTACACTTACCGTTACTGAAGCTGGTAACAGTGTTCCGTACAGCGGTAAGCTGGACGACCTGAGTGAACAACCGGTTAAGGAAATCATCCGCAAAGTTCTAAAGACAGACGCGAAGAAAGCGTTTGATAATCTTGCGGCGGCGCAATTCGATGCTACTCCTCTAAGGGCTGTTGGTACTACAACTGCTGCTGTGACGTTCACAACGAATGGTACGGCTACTGCGGTGAATACCGGAGCACTTGGAAAGGAGAACACAAAGCTCGTTGTTGACTGGATGAAGGAAAGAAATATTCCCGCATACGTCAATGATGACTACTACTGCATCGGGTGGCCTACTACGTTCCGTGCACTCAAGAATGATCTGGAAGTAATCAAGCAGTATGTTGATTCTGGTTTCCAAATGATCATGAATGGGGAAATCGGACGATACGAGGGAACTCGATTCGTTGAGCAAACTCATATCGCAAAGGGTACCGGAATGGGTACTTCTGCTGCTGCATGGTCAGGCGGAAACGACTGGGCTGTATTCCTCGGGGAAGATGCTGTAGCTGAAGCTATCTCAATTCCTGAAGAGATAAGAGGAAAAATTCCAGGGGACTTTGGTCGAGACAGAGGAGTAGCCTGGTATTATCTCGGAGGATTCGGTATCGTTCACACAACAGCAGCCCAAGCACGTATTGTGCTTTGGGATTCTGCATCATAAGGAGGAGAAGATATGAGTTATTCAAATCCCGTGACTGCTGTATATTCATACGGTGAGCATGACTTTGGTGCAGCGTCTGAAACCTTCAGATTTAAAGGCCCAGCCGGGAAGAAGGGGTATCTGGTCGATGTAAACGTCTCTGCTACTGAGGTCTTTACAAACACCACTACTGAAGGTGCTGTTAAGGTTGGTAGTGCAGAAGCCGGAGCGCAGTATGTCAACATGGGTCTTGGTACCCTTGCTGACAAAGCTACGCAGAACGCTTCTGATACTGCTGCTGACGTTGTACTGAGAGACCTACCGGCTGATACTGCCATATGGGTGCAGCTACTTGCACCTACTGGTGGTACACCATCCGGGAAGGGATTCGTACAAATCATCGTTAACTGGTACTAAGAGGTGAACCATGAAGGACAGTGCTAACGGAAAGATGCCCAGCAATGGACTTACCGAAAAGACTCCTTTCGCTAACGAAACTCCAGCCGCTTGCGGTCTGGACTCTAAGGGCAAAGACCAAAAGCCTATGGGCGTGGTGAAGAAGTCTGCTGGTGGTGGATTCAACTTCCGCTAACAGTTGGTTATTCAAGGGGGGCGCAAGCCCCCCTTTTTTCGGAGAATCAAATGATTGAACATGGTTATATTTCTGAAGATGAAATGATGGATGAGAAATCCAAGAATTTCAGAGATTACAATACCGGTTGGGATGCTGGTCAGAAAAACAATAGCTACAACCGTATTGGTGAGGACATGTATGATGATCGTCTTGACCAAATGTTTTCGGATATGGTGGTAGAGAAAAGGGGATGGTAATTGAGGAGACACGTTCATTTGTTAATGGGCAGATGAAGGTAGTGTATAAAATACAAGGGAAGGAATGTGATGCCGAAGGGAAAGTATTTAAGAAACCTGCCCCACAAACCAATAAAGGAACTGGAACCAGAAGACCTGGGAAGGATAAGTCCTAATACGGTTTGCGTCGTAAGGTACGGGGCAATCGGTGATATGATCATGGCCTCCTCTATCTTCCCTGAATTAAAGAAACAGGGGTATAGGGTTTGCCTGAACACAACCAAGTCTGGTTATGAAATAGTAAAGTATAACCCGTTTATTGACGAGTTTCTTTTACAAGATAATAAACAGGTAAAGAATCTGGAGCTTGGTGAGTACTGGGAGTTTCTAGGAACATGCTTCCAGTATGTGATCAACCTATCGGAATCGATTGAAGGGGCATTATTGATGATGCCTCCAAGACTACTACACCTTGATGGTGTGTTGGTCGAAGATAAGGGACATGAGGATTACTTCAAGAAAGATGTACACGAGAAGTACAACATCAATTACATAGAAAGAACACACAAGATAGCTGGCGTGCCCTTTTCTCATGAAACTAGATTCTTCCCTTCTCCCAAGGAGGACGCATGGGCCAAGAAGGAAAGGAATAAGTTGGGCGGTGATCATATTATTATGGTGGTCTTATCCGGCACCGCATCTTTCAAAGCATATCCTCATGTAGATGCGGTTATGGCGCAGGTTCTGATGAAAACATCAGGCACTAGATTTCTTCTGGTTGGGGATACTACGTGTCAAATACTGGAGGCTGGATGGGAGCTTGAAAACAGAGTGATCAGAAGGTCTGGAAAATATAGCGTAAGACAAACTCTTTCCCTGTTGAAGTATATGGATGTGGTTATGGGGCCTGAAACGGGAATGTTGAATGCAGCATCAATGCTTCCCAACAGGAAGATTATATACCTCTCTCATTCCAGCGTGGAGAACTTGACGAAACACTGGGTGAATACGTTGGCTGTTGCAGGTGATGTAGAGTGTTACCCGTGTCACAAAATGCACTTCGATGGCAGGTACTGTAACAGAGAAAAGGAGACCGGTGCCGCACTTTGTTCGTACAATATCGATCCGTCTATTTTAGTGGATCACATTATGGAGGTAATTAGATGAATTTTCTGACTCTCTGTCAACGAATGGCGAGGGAGGTCGGCATACCGGGAGACGGACCAACCACTGTTGCAAGCCAAACCGGGGAACTGCAAGATATTGTTCAGTATATTACTGACGCGGACATGCAGGTTAAGAGAGAGTTCCAAGACTGGAACTTTATGTGGACATCTACCACAGACACAAGCTCCGTTGGAAGTAACAACCTTACAACAGGTAGCCCTTCTGATCTTGGTGTTTGGAACAGGGAGGGGATTGTCTATAATTACGATACCGACGACTGGCATGAAATGGAGTATGTCGAATGGGACGAATACAAGGATATGTACAAGTTCGGAACACACTCCAACGGGCCTCCGGAACTCTTTACCATTATGCCCGACAAGACAATCCAGATTTATCCTCCGGCTGAATCATCAAAAAATATCTATTTGGAATACTGGAAGAAACCAGAAGAGATGACTGCTGATTCTGATGTGTCTGATATACCTGCCGAGTTTCATAGAATAATTATAGTCAGGGCGAAAATGTATTATGCTGCACATGAGGACGCCCCCGAAGTGATGGTGGATGCATCAGCAGAATACATCACTCTTTTGGATGCCTTATCCGCAGCATATGGTAGAGGTCAGGATTCCAGAAGGATGCACAAAGCCATGGGAGACATGAGAGTTGAGGTTATATAATGGTTCTCAGGTCAAACGTATCCAGACAAATAGTCTCATCATCTTCAAAGGTAAAGTATTTTACATTTACTGGTGGGCTTAATATTGTTGATGCGGCTCTTAGCCTACAACCTGGAGAGTGTATTGCTGGTACAAACTTCGAATGTGATGTAAGAGGCAGGTATAGAAGAGTTGACGGTTATGAGAGGTTCGACGGACAACCCCTTCCATCGGAGATTGTATATTATCGCGTTCGGTTTAGCGCGGGTACGAAACTGTTTGGTGCCTTCGCCGCAGATTTTGGAGAGGACTTCAATAATCAAATTCCATCTGTGGGGGATATGGTTAAAGGGGCTACATCCGGTGCGGTTGGTAAAATACTGCTGGTTGATGTAACTTACTTCTTTCCGGGGGGAGCACAGGAAGGAGAGGGAGACCCTCCACCAGAGGGTACTTTTCAGGATAGTGACGCGGAGGGTTATGTGTATTTCACTCTGGTGAGTGGGACATTCGACTCAAGCGAAACCATTTATTTTCTAAACGCCAACAGTTCGTTTGGCGTTGACTTTAATGTGGAGTTTTCATAATGGCAGAGACTAGAAGGCAAAGGAGTTACTTAACATCAACATCCTTTGTCACCAACGCAACGGGCAATATCACCGCACAGGATGTTAGGGAAATGATAGAGTCCATGATGGGGGCATACGCCGCCATCAATAACACCGCAGGAGATGGTACTCCTACAACACAGGCTGTTGCCACAGCTACTACCGTCACGCTCGACTGGGATGGTGGTACTGGCGGTGCAAATGGTCTTGATGACACGGATGCTTCTACATATGGAGCAGATGCAGATTATGCGAATGACAGGATCAGAATATATGACGAGGGTATTTACCTTGTCAATCTTTCTTTGGCGATGTCACAATCTATAAATGCGTCTGTGATTTGGGACGTGGTTCTTGCCACGCAACCAGATGGCGGGGCTGTTTCCGAAACCGCATATAAGACACAAAGGACAATTGCCAACAATACTGATGTAGCTCATACAACTATTAGTGGATTGATTGATACTTCCGCACACACCGACTATACGGATGTGCTACTTAGGTTGAACCATGACAACGGTTCTAGTAATAACCTGACTCTATACTACGCACAAATGACAGTCACAAGAGTAGGGTAATGGGTCTATTCGCCACAGCAGTTACGTCATCAAGCCCTGTTTTAAGAGACGCTAACCTTGACTCTTCGCTAGTCACTGAACTTCAAACATCTATAGAGCGACAACGAAGCATTATAGAAGAGGTTCCTGGTACTGGTACTGTAAGGGGTGTGTGGGTGTATGATGGTGATGTTTATGCCTTCAGGGATAACGATACAGGGACTGCCTGTAAAATGTACAAGTCCTCCACATCTGGATGGGTGGAACAGACAATGGGAACCTATATTGAATTTCAGGATGGTACCATTGAGGTTTTTCCTGGTGATGTAATAGAGGGGGCAACTAGCGGTGCTCTTGGGACTGTGGTGGCTGTCAATCTAATTAATGCTGGGTTTCAGGCGTCAAACGGGTTTGCCAGGGGGAGAATTTATATCTCAGATACCACTGGTACCTTTCAAGACGAGGAGACCTTTGGAGTCCGCAGGGTAAAATTTGATACCGGTACCCGAGAAATTTTGGTGGGTGATCGTGTGACCGGAAGCGGGGCCAGTGAGTGGGCTGATGTCAGCAAGGTCGTGCTTGATTCCGGTGCATGGAGCAGTGGGGATGCGGCGGGTTATCTCCAGGTATCGAACTGGGGGCAGTTGAATGATATAGATGATGACGAGGTGCTTTCCGTAAATGGTACGCAACACGCCCTCGCCGATGGAGCTGATCAACCTAAGTTCCATGATTGCGGGAAAATCTCTCTTGTAAATACAACGGTATCTCTTAGTCCTGGCGGGTACTTTGAATTTGTTAACTACAATTTCAGGGGTCAGGAAGATACGAACAGAATGTACGGTGCTGACGGTGTGAACCCAGCCTTCGAGTTCGATGGGACTCGTCTGATGAGTATTCGCACGGGAGCAGACGATAGTACGCCTGTCCATATAGCGGCACACAAATTCCATTTGTTTCTCTCTGTTCCTGGTGGTTCAATATTCCACTCGGCTCCGGGAAAACCGATGGACTTCGACTCAGCAACTGATGGAGCCGCTGAGATAGCCATGGGTGAAGAGGTGACGGGGTTCTCTAAGGAAGTAGAGGATGTGTTCACAATCTTTACCAGGAACGATACCTACTTTTTGTATGGTTCCAGCGTTCTCAATTGGGCATTGCGCAGGTTCCATCAAGGTTCCGGAGCAATTGCAAGGACTGTGCAGAAAATCGAGAGAACTTGGTATCTGGATGACAGGGGCATCACCAACATCTCTGCCGTACAAGCTTTTGGAGACTTCCAACAAGCCGTATCTTCTGACAAGATACAACCACTGCTAGAATCCTATATCAATAAGGTGCAGTGTTCACTAAGGGTGAGGAAAAAGAATCAATATAGGCTTTACTTTACCGACAAGACCGGGATATCGCTTACATTTATTAATAGAAAGAACCTTGGAATCCTTCCATTCTCAATGGACCATCAAGTAAACGTGATGTGTTCCTCTGAGGATAACGATGGTAATGAGGTTTTGTATGGTGGTTTCGATGATGGTTACGTAAGAAAGCTGGACTCCGGTACATCATTCGACGGAGAAGAGGTTAGTGCTTTTGTGAGAACCGCCTTCTATAACTACGAAACCCCACATAGAAAGAAAAGATTCAGAGGTCTTGTTATCGAACTTGATGTTGAGTCATCTGGAACAATTAATATATTGCCTGACTTTAACTATGGAAAGATCGAAATACCCGAAGCCCTGCCAAAGAACTTAGCCATAACAACTATCGGAGACTTTTGGGGATCATCCAACTGGTCGGTTCAGTCTGTAGGAGTACAGGTGGTTGAGGAGGCTAGGCTGAGAACGAACGGAATTGGCACAAACATGGGCATGGTTTTATACACATCATCAACATACGAGACCCCTATCACATTACAAGGGGCTGTTGTGGAATACTCTGATAGAGGTTTGAAAAGATAATGGCTGTTATTGCTAGTAAAAGTAGTTGGTTAAATGCGAGACCACAATTCCAGGGGCAGTCACAATCTGCTATTGATGCTGGGTATTCTCAGTATTTAAAGAATATGTCTGCCTATACGAACACGGGGAGACCAGAAAACTCCTCATCGTTGAGGGGCGGGAGGCAGACTCCATCTTCTGCGGGTTCGTCTGCCAGTCGTTCTTCGTCGGGCTCATACATCGGATATCTGGGACAAGGCGGCCCACAACCAGTGAGGGCGACAGGCGTTACCGGCATGAGTAGTCCCATCCGCCCCGGCAGAAGTCCGCAGCCCATGCGAGAGTTCGAGATTGGCGGCATCAAGGTGATGGGTATTTGGGACAAGGCCAGCGGCAGATGGAATCTTTCCTGGGGTTCGGTTGCTTTGTCCGGTGACGAAAAATCGGAGATGCCGAGGTATGTGGTGGGTGACGGCCCAGGAGACACTACACAGGCCCCCCGGGGACCGTCCGCGCCAAGAGGTGGAGGCGGCGGAGGCGGTGGTGGCGGAGGGTCTAGTAGGGGTACGTCCGTAGACGCCAGTTCATTCGGCCCAAGAGAACCAGCCACACACCAAGTGGTGAGAACCGGTCCGAACGCAGAAACAACTCAAGGCCAACTTGTTAATGTTTTGGATCAGGAAGGTCCGCTGATGAGAAGGGCGGTAACAAGGGGTATGCAGATCGGTAATGATCGGGGGCTGATCAACAGCTCAATTACCGAGGGTGTAGCGATGGGGGAGGTTATGAATCAAGCCATCCCTATTGCGATGAGCGATGCCAATACGTTCTTTACAAACTCACTTAATAATCTCAATGCAGAGAATCAGTTCAGGGCAGCAAATAATTCTGCGTACCTTGAGTCTATTCTACAGGAACAACAAGGTCAGATCAGCCAGACACTGGCCCATATTAATGGCAGTTATGGTATACAGGCGGCACAAATAGCGGCCCAAACATCATACATGGATATGTGGCTCCGTATGCAAATGGACCCTTACACGACCGGGGATATGAAAGCAAATCTGGATGCCAGACTAAGACCGTATCTTGGGGCAATAAGATAAGTGATACGAAAGGCAACATATAAAGATATTAAGGGGTTGGTTGATTTATGTAAGGAGGCGCATTCGAAGTCCGTCAACGAGCAATTGCCTGTTGACAACAAGACCCTCATCAAGTCCTTGCAGGTTATCGTGCTATCCAGAGAACATTGTTGTTATGTGACTGAAGTGGATGGAAGGATAGTTGGTGCTATTATCGGTGTTACCCACCAGTCATGGTTTAGCAAGAAGAAACAGGCGTCAGACTTATTTTTCTACACATCAGAGAGGGGGCGCGGTAGTGGTCCGTTTTTGTTTAGACGGTTTGTAACGTGGGTTAGAAAAGAGTCTGGAGCCAAGCAGATAATACTAAGCACCGACTCCGGGATTGATTCAGAAAGAACATCTGAACTTTATACCAGGATGGGTTGTAAGAAAATTGGTGATGTATTCCATAGGGGTTAATTATGAGTTTTATGAAAAGTATAGGAAGAGCGGTCAAGAAGGTTGCCAGGGTAGTAAAGAAAGTTGCCCCTGTCATCTTGCTGGCGGCTGGTATTTATTTCGGAGTGGGCGCATATGGCGCAGCCCTTTTGTCTGCCCAAGGTACAGGTGCTGCTATTGGATCGATGACGGCATTCAAGGCTGGTATGTCTGGCATCGGAGCCAAGCTCGGTATAGGCACATCAATGTCGGGGCAGGTTACCCCCTTTAGTGTTATAACAAAGATCAAGGGTGCCGTGAGTGGGACAACTGGCCTATGGAGTCCTGCATCAGAGGTGCCACCGGCTGCTCAGCAGGGACTTTTATCTGCAACCACGACAACAGCCAAGAAAACCATGTCTCCGTTGGCGCAAGCCGCTCTAATTCAAGGCGGTACTACACTGGCTGCTGCCGCACTGGCAGAGGAACCAGAATCAAGAGATGTAAAGGAAATGGGTATGGATGGGCAGGTGATTAACAGGGCTGGCGATATACGCCCAGCAAGAATGATCAGTCCGAACCAGAATATGCCTAAAGTGGATCAAACGTATGGTGCCCAGCCATCGTTGGCGCAGGGCTTGATACAGGCAAAACCACAAGTACCTGTTACCCAAGGGCCTAAACCAGAAGACGTTGCACGACCAAGAGGACTTCTCCGTGTATAATCCAGAGCAACCAACACAGCAACCAGACGCTCAATCCGAAAGGGTCATTGATAATATAGCCGATGTATTCTGGACGCCACAAGAGGAAGGTGGTGGTTTTGAGGGACTTCTCGAAACATGGAACCAGGGTGGCGCGGCAGCAGTTGGCTCCTTTGTTGGTAACATTGTGCGGTACAAGGTGGATCAGATAGAGGGCGGTGCCACAGAAGACGGTGAAGTTGGGGAGATAAAAAGAGACGAACTTATGTTTATAGGTTCCGAAGTAATCAATGAGGCGTTTGAAGTGATCGCAACTCAAGTTCAGGCAGGAGCTGAAGTCTCAACTCCTTTACCGGAATCAGACGAAGATATGGAGAATGCTCAAGGGGAGGCTTTGATTGTTGCTATCGAGAGTTATAATGGAACCCCCGATCCAAAGATTGATGCACAACCGGCACAGGACTTCGCATTGAAGTTTCTGGAAGAACAGTCAGGGGGGATGATGTAATGGGATTAGATAGAAATGTTCTTGCCCAAGGTCTGTTGAATATGGGCACTACACTCGGGCAGTCCGTGATCGCAAACTCTGCTCTTGAGAAAGAGATTGCGATGAAGGAAAGACTGGGTATTTTGGACGCACAGACAAGGCTGGAGCAAGAGAGACTGGTAACTTCTCGTTCCGAGAATGTTGCAAATATACAGGGTGGATGGAACTTGAAGTCTCAACAAGAGGCTAGTGCTGGAAGCTTGGCTTCAACCAAGGCTGCTGCTGCTGGAACCCTTGCTGTTCAACAGGAGATGGGTCGTACAGAGATTGAGTTGAAGGGTATGGACAACTCTGGCCTGATGGAAAGATTAAAGCAGTCCGGGCTCAACGCGGTTAGGTTGCAGGAAGTTATCAATGGCGGAGACGTTAATCAGATCAGAGAAAACGCAAAGGCCGGTATTGATAGTATGCGTGAAGAGGTAAACCTTGCTGACAAGCGAGCGAGGCAGGAACATAAAAGGAATCTGGAGTTTACGGCAAATACCGCTGTAGCGAGTGCTGCTGCTGCCATGGATAAGACTCTTACAGATACAGCGACCCAACTTACATCAACGATTGAAGAGATGTTGAAGGCTATTGCTGATGCCCGTAGAGGCTTGGACGAAGTAGTGGAGACCCGTGTTGTAGACGGCAAGGAAGTAAATGTCACTTATGGTATGTTCTTATCGGAGATGATTGAAGAACGAAGGCAAGTGATGGGTCTTATGATGGGTACGGCAAGATCATCTTATGAGACCGGACTTGAGGAGTCGTTCGAGAAGAAGGAGTCTGGAGCGGAGATGACTCCAACAGAGAATAAACAGGCTAAAGCTTACGAGCCTATCTTTTTCAAGAGGCAGTCTGTAGATGCCCAACAGTGGGTTAAGGAGGGAGGAGAGCTTTCCTCCAAGAGGTTGGCCAACTGGAAGAGGGCTGGCTTGAATCCAGAGGCTATCTTCTCCGCAAGGGATAAGGTCGTCAAGAGTCAGGCTCCGGAGGAAATTGTCAATAAACCACCGGTTAATGATAAACCAAGAAACAAACCACCAACTGTTGCTCTGCCTGATCCTGTAAAAACAGAACTGCCCGATATGGCTGGTCTTCTTTACCCAAAAGAAAAGCCAAGGCAGCCCATGCAACCATATAGTAACGACTCCAGGGTAGGAGGCTTGCTATCACAGGATAGTGGAGCGCAACAAAGAGAAATAAAGGGAGCGATTTCAAGAATACAGGCTCTTGGTACTGGTCCGTTGGATGGGGCAAAGGAAAAACAAAGGGAGATTTTGATGGCATTTTTGAGAAACAAGGGCATGACTGACGATCAAATTGCACACATGGTGAAATAATGGGTATCAATTACCTGCTTGGAGATACACCAGACTCTGCAAAACCTACCAGAGTCTATCCTTCGTCTACTCCGACAAGTGATTCCGATTTTCTCACTGGCATAAATCGCGGAATCAGGCAGACTGCTGCGCTCGGCTATGCCGGTTCGGCTATTGTAGGGGGTGGGCTGAGGGCTATTGGTCTTGAGTCCGCTGGAGCCTCTCTTGAGAAGTTTGGTATCGAGGGATACCATGACTACATGGAGTCTGCCCAGGATTACAAGGCATCCGTTTCATGGACGGATGTATGGAATTCCGACGGGAGCTTTCTTGATTGGGCGCAGGGGGTACTGGGGGAACAACTACCCAATATGGCTCTGATGATAGGATCGGGCGGATTGGGGGCCGCGCTCGGTAAGAAGATTGTGAGTAAGTATGCTCTCGAAAAGATGGCATCATCCGAACTTATGGAAGCGGCAATTAAAAAGGGCGTGACATGGGGTGCCGGAACAGGCGTCTTCGCTGCATCCGAAATACTGAACACAGGGGAGATATACGGCTCCATCCTGGAGGAGACTGGACAGGCGAGACCTGGAGAGTCTTTATTGTTTGGTACCGTTGCTGCTTCTTTGGATGCGTTCACCCCGGTGAGAATCCTAAAGGGGTGGGGATACGGGGCTGATTTCACAGGATTCCTATCGAAAACAATAGCATCCCAACCGTTATACGGAAGGGCGCTTGCGGCTGGAATAGGAGGCATGATTCGAGAGGGTACTACGGAGGGAATGCAAGCCCTGATAGAAGCGATGGCTGTTAACTTCGTAAAACAAACCCCAATGCTTGATTTCTCCGATGATCAATGGACTGAGTTCAAGGAATCTATTGCTGCCGGAGCACTGATGGGTGGTGTATCTGTCGTTTCTCCAACCCCAGGTGTTCTGCAAGCCACAGACGATGAAGCTGACCTTACCGGAGGAGAAGCCCCGCCTTCAGAAGAGTGGTCTATCGAAAGAACCAACGAAATTCTTAACAACTCCGATCCTGAAGCCGGTACTAAAGCACTCGAAGAACTTGGACTGTTTAGGGATATAGGTCTTGGGGAGACGAATGTGATCGGCAGGGTATCCGGGAAGGATATTATTCCAACTCCTGACTTTGATTCCATCGGAGATGTGATCCCAGCCAAAAGAACTCTGCCTAAAACAGAGCCAGCCACTAAAACTACTCCACTTCAGTTCTCTCCGGTCTCACAAGAAGGGGCACTCGCAAAGGACTTGGTGGGACATCTTCTGTCTGCTAATGAATTAGAATCCAACACTCTACAGGAAATGAATGCGCCAGTAATGGACGCAATGAAGGCTTCCGATATCAGGCTGACTCCGAAGGGCAGGTTGGATGTTCCCCTGAAGGATAAATATCCCGCTATTCCAGAGTATTATGATCGTATGCCGAATGAGGATCGCATACCAATCATTAATATGCTTCTAAGGGAGGAGGGGGAGAAGCTGAAGACTTCCTTCAAGACACCCGCGCATTTGCAGGGGCTTCCCACAGAAGAGAAGATTGCAAAGACGAAGAAAGAGTTCGAGTTAGCTTTGCTCAAGAGAGTGGATAAGCGTCTAGCGGCGGCAGTTGGTAAGACAAGTCCTGTCCAAGAAACCCTATTGGATGCCATCAAAACATCCAGACCTACCACAGTACTTCGTGGCCCGGTGGTGAGGGAGTTCTCCGAGCCTATCAAGAGAACCCTGAAGAAATCACAGAAGAAAAAACTGAAGAAGTCACAAGAGACTTCTGTGGTTACTCCCACACCTTCCGTTCCGCTGACTACTATGGGAGAAGGGAGGGCCCCAGTCAATCTGATAGGACAGGAGTCAAGGCCTGGAGTTAAGGTTAAGGGTGAGGTTGTTCCGGAAATCAAGAGGACAACAACAAAGACATTCTTTAACGCAATGACAGGTAAGCTTGAGACGGTAGAAGGAAAGCAGACACCAGACCTGTCTCAACAGGATGAGTACAACAAGCTTAACACTGCCTACAAATTTGTGGACAAGCTCGACCGGGACTTGAAGTCTATTATAGGCCGTACAGGGTCGAAACGTCCGGACACTGTTAGTGTTGATAAGGACGGCAACCCTATTACCGTACCATTGCAGACAACGGATGACGACTTCAAAACCTTCACTCCCGAAGAGGATGCGGAAACAGTGAGGCAGGTTTGGAGGGATACTCTGGACATTCTAGTGTCATCCGGTCATATGACCAAGGAAGAAGTTGGTGATATGAAGCTTGACCCGACTGTGTTCACCTCTGACTTCTATGATATAAACAAACCTGTTGACTTCCAAGCCAGACCACCTCAAGAAAGAGTTCGTCTACAGAAAACAGGAGAGGCATTAGAGACAATGCGCCGCAACATACTGTTGGGTGTAAGGTCTGTTGGGCTTGGGTGGAGAACGGTAGAAGTCCGCCCTGGTGAATCAAAGCAGACTGTCGATTCTGTTCTGTCTAAGAATGAAAGGTTTTATGTGGATGGAAAAATCAAACAGGAGTTTGAATTAGTCACTGCTGATAACACAGACCCGTTCTCTGATGTACGGGTTGTTAGAAAGAAAGATCAGGCCGTGATGGCGATTGTACCATGGGAGGATGCGAGAATATACCGCTCCTACCACAGGACATTCGAGAACAAGAACTTCATTGTGATGAGGGAGGCTCTTGGTCGGGGTGATGAACCTTGGGTTGTGCTGGACAAAAGAAGAGATAATGCTGTCGTCGAGAAGTTATATCCATATACAGAAGAGGAGTGGCTCTTCCTTAGAAAGACGGGCATACTTGATGATGTATACAAGGGAAGGGGATTACCTAAGCATAGTAGACAACGCGAGCCTGTATTCGCTCTTCTTGAGGCATATTCTGATATAGAGGGAGAAAAGATTCCACCTAAAATGGGATCGAAGTCGAGGCGCGAACTACTGAAGTCAAGGCTGACCATTACTGCTAGACTCAAGAGCATGTTGAATGATGCCGTGCAGAGAGTGATTGCCGACCCGGATTTCATCTATACGGGTGATGAAAGTATGCCAACCAAGGATAGGATTGCAATCTTTAATGATTATCTGGATAACGCGGCAGATGAGATATATACAGAAGGAATGCTTCGTCTTGTAAATCACGAGATGGAGATTCAACCAAAGAAGTTCCTTAACCTGTTTGAAGATTTGTTCCGATTCAAGGACTCTCTCGACACTGTATTAACAGCCGCAAACAGGTCTGATGGCGGAACAAAGTGGCAGTTCATGGATAGCGTTCCATCTTCCATTGCTGGTGTTGTGGACTCTGTTACGAATGATATTATTATTGAACCATCCAACACCATTCCTCTACCTGGAGATACGGTTCTGATGTTTGTGGCTGGGGTTGACGGCAAGTACTATCCTCAGACACAGACCTACAAGGCTCTAAGGACGGAGGAGCTTATTAGGGACGGTAAAAGAATTGGCTACACGATGTACTATGAAACATCTGGTGGGGTTGAGAAGAAGTGGATGTTCAATCCAGACTCCCCGCATGGGTCCAAGGTGCGCGTCGTTCGCAATGCCCCTAAACCAAGGGAGAGGACAAAGGCAAGCACTCCTATCATGGATGATAACGAGTTTGTATATAAGATAGAGAATGATGAAGAGTTCTACGATGAACTGGTATTTGGTAGGACAGTTAAATTCGATACTCTTGGAAGGCCCAATAGAGGCAAGCCCGTGTTTGGTCACACCAAGAGGAGTTGGGAGGAGCGCAGAAGAGAGCTGCTTGATAAGAGAATACTGAGAAATCAGAGAGGTATCCTGATTCAGGTGAAGGCCGGGGTCACGCCAAATGAACTTGCCATTATAGACTACGAGAACCAAAGGACGGGCGCGTGGAGGGATTCATCAAGGGTTCAGGAGTTCAGGTATAAGGCATTCGGTGTAGCGGCTGGCGATCCATATATTCTTGAGTCATTTATTGTAAGAGAATATGTGCCGACTGGTATAAGAAAACCAAAAGAAAGTGTTGGTTTGACCCGCACCAAGAAGAAGCCCGGACTCGGTACCGCTAACGCCCACAGAAAAGCTGTTCTACAAAAAAGAAGGGACCATGAGGCAAGGCTTGACGCGCTTGATAGTACAAGTCTGACAGATAAGGATGTTAGTCTGAACGATTTGATTGTGATCAAACCGTCTGCTCTGTATAAACACGATGGTATGTACCTTATCCCTTACAGGGTTCTGGATAAAACAAAGGTTGGCGCGTTGCTTGAGAATGGCAGACTCATTCCATTCAAGGACATTGGAAGTTCTCAGCCAATGGAAAGAGATGCCACAAATATCTTTGTTAAGAGAGATAATCAGTTTGTAACCAAGGAGAATGCGGCGTTCAGATATATCTCAGACAACATCCTTATGAATGATATGGGTGTGTATATCAGAGACCCTGTTGATGGTGAGGATCACAGAACCGTGATCATTGCAGACCGTGAAGTAACAAAGGATATCAACAGCAAGTATCTCAGCAAGTTATCGAAGATAGAGGCAGCATCACGGTCACTGGAAGAAAAGAAGAAGGAGGTTCGCAATAGCAAGGCAAGGAGAAAGAGAGCATTTCTCAACGGAGAAATCAACGAGAGTGAAAGGGCTATTGGTGATGAGATAGATAATGTCTCTATCAAGGAAGCGAAAGAGAACCTCGATAATGCTCAGATGAGGGCGAACTTCTTCCACCGGGAAGAGACTCCGTATATTTTGAGCTCGGCCATTCTTGATAAGCGAGCAACACAGGTAGGCGTAATTACAGACTCGCAACAGATAGAGCAATGGGCCGATCCGGACCTGTACAACATGGGGCTCATTGAAATTATTGGCTCTATGGGCGACTCGGCTATGCGTATACACCAAAGGGCTAGATACGCAGAACAGATAGCTGTCTTGAGGGAAGATATTGCGGCCATCAAAAAAAGGAAGCCAGACGCAAGGACGGAGCTGAACTTCGAGGAGAGTGAGTCAACACCCCTATTACTTGGTTTCCAGAGAGCAGAGTTAATCGAGGGGTATGAAGAAGAGATTGCCTTCCTATCAGAAGAAATCAGAAATCTTGAGAAATCAGAGAACTTACATAAGATTACTCCGGAAGAAATAGTGGAGTTCAAGCTGAAGAAGACAGCCGCTCAGCTTGTCGGCATGACTGGAGCAAGAATCACTCTCAATACTCTCGATGGCAACAAGGTCAAGGGAACCATCAAACGTCTAATTATAGATAGGGATGGGAAGGGGGTTGAGATAACTACTCCAGTTGATGTGAAGAGGGTTCACTTCGATAACATCGCGTCCTTCAAAGCCGCACATACATTCTCTGGTGCTGCCCCTGTTGAACTAAAATCTCCACAAGAAAGACTGGATGCTGTTTTTAAGAGAGAGGCAAGCTACCAGGAAAGCGTCAACCTGAATAGGAAGCCAAGCGAAAATGTTCAGGTTCTATTGAGGAAGCACTACGGATACTTCGATCACGATGGGTATCGCGTTCCTGCTACCAAGCTGCATACTGCTACGGGATTGAAGTCAACCGACTTCTTCAACTCCTACGATGAGAGGCTGAAAAAGTTTCCAAAGGATAAACTTCTGCTAGTAACCATGTCCAATGGAAGCAAGTTCCTTGGCACAGTTGATAGAGTGGATAACCCCATGGATGGTGATGAAGTGTGGATGAGCGGTATATTCACAAGAGCACCAGGAGAGTCCTTCAATCAAAGAAAGCTTAAAAGCTTGAACAAGAGGGATCGAAGGAAGGGTGCCCCTCAGATTAAGAAGTTTGACGCCAACAAGATTATCTTCATCGAGCGCAACCACGGCCTATCTTTGCCATCTACAGAAAAGCCTATTGCTGTAGCAAAAAGAACAGACGAGCCTAATGTGGATGCCACGCCAAGACGACAACTTGGCTTTTCTTTTTCCCCACCTACTGATCTTGCAGCAAAGGCTAAGGACTTCTATACCAAAACCAGACCTACCAACAGAAAAGAAGAGGTTATGAACTATGAAAACGCTCTTCCTATTATCTCAGATAGTGCTGTGTACGAAGTCTACGATTTGGATGGCAACGGTAAGGATGTACCGACAGGTACCTTCACTCCCGTCTATTTCGGTATGGATGGTCGTGTATTCAAGGTTGAGGGGAAGGAGAGACTGACCCGCAAGCAAGCTGGGTATGAAAGACGCAAGGTAATGAAGGCTGTCCCTAAAGCGCAAGAGGAGGCCAGACTTAAAAAGGAGCGAGAGGCGTCCCTGAAGGAAGCTTTCGAAAAAAAGAAAGAGGCGAAAAAAGAAAAGAGAACACTCGTAAGAAATAGAGTCGGTACTGGTGAGGTTTCATCAGAGCCTATACAGGGGTTCAAACCGATTAAGCCTGATCGCGGAGAGATAACACTCATCGTCTCCAGAATTCTTAATAAGAAAGGGCTTGCCTCTGTTGTTCCGAGTGGTCAAATAAAGAGAGGGGTGACACAGAAGAAGGCTTTTGCGTTAGTGGAAACCGCCGTTGGTAGAAAACTGACAGAGAAGTTTTTTGTATTTGTTGGTGATCCCCAAAATCTGCCGGTACAGAATAGTCCAGAGGGGATGACCACACGGGCACTAACATACGGCAACAAGATTTATATCGCAGAGAACTCGATTGCTCCGGGTGAAATGAGGGGGATTGTTTTCCACGAGTTGGGTGTTCATATTGGTATGCGTCTTGGAATGTCCATGGAACAGATGACGAATATCCTTGACACCTTCCGCAAACTTGCTCTACACAACAAGGATATTCAAGCATCTGTTGAGTTTGCTTCCCTCGCGGTTCCAGAGGGCGTGATGAATCGGGATGATGTAGTCATAGAGGAGGCTCTTGCATACTACATCCAGAACTTCCCGCCCAAGGCATTACCAAATACACTATGGAAGAAGCTGATTGCTATCGGAAAAGAAATCTTTTCTGGTATCCAGTTGAGAAGGGGGAAGGCAACGATAAATGATATCGTGAATTTGATTCAAGGGGCCACAAGGAATCTTGAGGACATGCAGCTTAGAACCGTGGATTCTCTGAACGATTGGGCCATAGAACAGCCTATGGCAAGTGCTGTGGAGACGAGTATCGGGCAATGGCGAAATCCACAGGAGATTGACGCTGGTCCGGTCATGAACTGGATCAATAAAAAAATGAAGTTCATGCACACGTATGGTGAGTTAACGGATTTCCATCAGTTTGTATCACTGCATAATGAGATTCTAGGAAACACCACTATGGTTGAGCGTTCGGCCAGATCGTTCTTCGATGGGTTAAAGAATGCACCCAAAGAAGTCAGCAGGGAAATGTTTGAGTATCTCATCGATGCCGCTGGAGACCCGCTGAGTATTTCCGATCCACACTTCAGGGAGATTGCTGTTGATGCGAAGAAAGTGATCATGGAAATAGGGAGAAAGCTGGTAGAGAGTGGGCATATAAACAAACAGGAGTATGAGAAACTCAAGGGTGCTTATCTGCCAAGGGTATATTTGAAGTATATGTTGGAGAAGAAACCATACAAGGCAAAGGGTGGTGGGCTCGGAGTGAGCAAGCTGAGTTATACAAAGCCACGTCTGGACATACCAGAAGACGTAAGGGAGGCGTACTATAACGAAGTGAAGGATGCGTCATATCTGGTTGCCAGAGCAATAAGTATTCCGTTAAGAGACTTGGCCATCTTCCAAGGATTGAAAGAAATGGTGACAAAGAAGGAGTGGGTTCTGCCCAACCAACTTGCTAGTTGGGATGGTCTGGAGGTGACTGTTCATTGGCTTGAGAGGGAGGCGGCGGCTATTTACGCCAGGATGAACTACATTCCTGTTGAGCAAAAGGTGGCAGCAAGGGAGTATGCCGATAGAATGATGGCGGTTGCGGAAGAGCAAAAAGAGAAGTTTGCTCCTGATGAGAATCTTGCTAAGGACTGGGTTGAACTAAGAAAGGACGAAAGATTGGGGGCTTTGTCTGGTCTTGTGGTTAGAAAGGAGATAGCTGACCAGTTCAACGTAGTCGAGTTTATGATCGGTGATCCCGGGTGGGCAGAGAGATGGCTTGGTGACGATGGATACGCAACCAGGGCTACCATGTTATGGAAGTGGGCGCACGTTGTTATCAATCCCGCAACCGTGATTAGAAACCATATCTCCAACATGTCTCTTATGTACCTTTCCGGTATGTCAATGAGAAATGTTGTAAGTTACATGGCCCGTGCATTTGATGAGCTTGCCAAGGATAACTCTAACCCGATGGTATCTAAAGTCGGAGAAGGTAGCGAGTGGGTGAGAAGATTCGAAAGAATGGGTATCCGCAAGGGAACGTGGTCTAACGTAGAACTTATGAGAATGGACGATGAGTTCCAAGCTGTTCTCGCAAAGGCAACCAAGGAAGGAGATGCCGGGTCTCTTTTCAAGATTCTTGCATTCGCCAAGGATAAGTTCCATCTCGTACACAACAAGAGCGGAAACTTCTATCAGTTCCTTGAGGAGTGGGCGAAGCTTGCGAAGGCGATGCACGAGGTTGAGGTGAACGGCATGGCTGACGTGGATGCCGCTAACCAAGCACAGAAGTGGTTGATCGACTATTCATTTGTGGGTAAAAGTGTACGCTTCTTGAGAAGTAGTCCTATAGGTGTTCCCTTCCTTACCTTCACAACAAAGGTGATTCCCTTGATGATGGAGGTTGCCACAAGATCACCGCAGAGATTCATACCGTTCATCGCTATGTACTATGCTATGGAGGCCGTAACGAAGTCCATGCTGGATTTGGATGACGATGAGTATGAGATGTACATGAACAGACTACCCGAGTATGTTAGAGAGGGGCACGGTATCATTCCTGTGCCGATGGAAGATGAGGAAGGTAATCCTTATTTCATGAATTTGAAACACCACATGCCTTGGCAGGTTCTGCAAGATATAGGATACGGTTTATATAAGGGGGATATTTTCGGGGCCGCAAAGGGGTTTGGTGTGTTTGGCTCTCCGTTGATTTCGCTTGCTGCCGGTGCGGTAACAAACGTCGATCCGTTTACTGAGAGAGAGATTACAGACCCTGGGGACAGTGCTCCTGACCGAGCATGGGATTGGGTGAAGTGGGTCTACAATCTGACGCTTCCACCATTCATGACTTCCTATGGGGCGTTTGGGGAAGCCTACGATTATGTGACACAAACAAAGGATAGGTATGGGGAGAAGAAGTCCCTGCCTAACGTATTAGGGAAGGCAACCGGGTTCAATATGATATCCGCATCAGAAGGCGAGAGGGAGGGAAATCTAAACTACCTTGGATGGAAGCTCAGGGAGATGGAGATGGCCAGATCACGAGCCCTCAAGGAGGCCCACACCAGCGAAGAGAAGAGGGAGTTACGTGATAGCTACGGCAAAAGAATCAAGGAGCAGAAGGAGAAGATACGGGAGTACTCCCGTCTAACTTCCTAAACGAAACAACCTTGCCACGAAAGATGTAGAGAGCCTCTGCCCAGTAGGGCGACTCTCTGCACAACTCTGCAATGTCTGGACGCTTTTCTTTCAGCATCACCCACCAGTCTCTTTTCTCATTCATTACAGGGGTCTTTTATAGACTGGTCGGGGGTTTCGTCCTGAGAAGTGGGGGTGTTGATTGGCATCATCTTATAGTTGCACTTAACGGTCCAATCCGAATCCCACCAATCTCCTTCTTGATCATATCCATCCTCGTCTATTTCCGCATCGGGCGGTCGCTCTGTTCGGTCGTACTCTTGTGCCGAGTGCGTGACCTCGCCCACGACAATATTTATTACCTCTTCACCCCATCCATCATTTGAATGGCTGTCCTTAATAGCGGCGGCTGCGGCCTTGTCTCGGTCGTCAACCGAATCAAAATACTGCATCCCATCGCCTTCGGGATCGTATAAAAAGTATCGCTGTTGTTGGTAGTTCCAGTTCATATCTCACCGTTAGAACCGCGAACCAAAAAACAGTTTGCATCATAAACGGTTTGAGCGAACCCACTCATCAAAAAATAACACACCTGTCGTCGCCCAATCGAGATAGCATACGTTGTGCCGCACGAATATATTCATCAGTCCAGCCATTCCTGGCCGAAGCGAATGGGAAGTCATCAATCGTGAGCAGTGTACCTGCTCCATGTTTCTTCCACTTGCTTTTCTTTATTGAGGGGAAGTGATACTTCGATCTTCCTATGATGATACTGCGCTCGGCACTCAGTGAGGGCTTCTCTTCGGTCACCACGATGGCTCCGTTTTCTGCGATGAAAATAAACCTTGGTATAAATTCGTTCATTTCTCTAGTATACCTCACATGATGAAGATAGCCAATACCAATCACAAATAATCTCTCATTAATTTACGCATTGTAATAGAGCGTATCTCGTCGTAGTAACCCTCTCCATCTATATCCTTCAAGACAATAATCCCCCTCCACCACCTGAACTCGGTGTCCCTGCACCAGTGCTCACTGTAATCATGGTGAGAGAAGCACCCCGCGCTCAGTCCGAAAATCTTCTGTCCGTTTGGAAGCGTGTCCTCCGCGTGAGAGTACAGATGTGAGTGTCCCTGCACACAGGAAACGTGCATCTTTGTGATCAGGGACCGAGATATGTTAACCCCGCTGATGGGTCTGCCCATAACTCCAGATGTAAAATAGTGAGAGAAGTGAATTCCCCCGATCACCAGAGCACGCTTGAACGAAATATACTTCCACTGCTCATAGGGCAATTGATCCAAGCTGATAATGTTGCTGAGGTACGGATAATTAGCACACAGAGTGTTTATCCTTTGCTCGTGGTTTCCCCCGAGCATACAAAGATTGGGACTATATAGTTTCTTTCTTGATAATCTGGCCCGAGCATTATACTTCTCTGTTGGCCCGAGCAGTCTGCCCATTGCATCTTTGGCAGACACCAAATCATCCAAAAACCTCTGACCCTCAGCGGCTTCCGGGGTGTTATGAGAACTGATAGATGACAGGTCAGCAAAATCCCCGAGACAAACAATATGCTCTGGTTGGGTGGAAATGATGAACCTGCCTAGCGCATCAAACCGCTCATTGCCATACTTGGGGGAGGCGTGGGGGTCCGGAATAATAAGTATATCTGACATTTTATATATGCCAATCTTTTTTGGGTTGAGTAGATATGCGTCTTAGTTTCTCCGCCGCACCAACCCAGGGATCGAGGGGCACTTCGGGAGGCATCTCCTGCCCCCCACATTCCTTATAAATATCCGCCAACAGATTTGAGTATATCTTTATCTTCTCCGCATCCCTCTCCTCCTGGCCTTTACGGGTCATGCGAGAAGTGTACTTTAATATATTACCAAGCAGGTAACCGCGCCACTCAATCGGGCTTAGCTTTGCCTTGATGAATGCGATAGTCTCTATACCACCCGCGTCATAGTAAGTAGCGTTTTCGTCAAGCGTCATCAAGTATCTCCAAATTCCTTGGAATGGGGATGGTCATCCATACCACCCCCACTCCGATATAACGACTCAGCAACGTCCTTTAGTCGTTAACCCTTTATAAAATCAGATATCACGGCAGGGACTCCCGCATCAAACCCGACTACATCCATTGCGCCGCCATCCTCCGGATCAGCAATCGTGAATCCCGTAGAGGTCATACCAACCACCACCAACTTGGCGTGGATTCCCATGGCCGAACGGTATCTTCGTAGCGCCTCCATCGGCTTCATTTTCCCCGCCCATGTTTCATTGTCAGTGTAGACAATGAAGGCATCGTAAGACTTCTTCTCTAGAAGAGCAACTTGCATCGGAAGAGAACAGTCGGTTGCACCGAACGGTAGTCCATGCACCGCCTTCATAGCTGCATTCAGATTCCACCCACGAGCAATAGGCAGCTTTGTGATGCTATTACAGAACCCATACACATCCGCACAGTCCTCTACATTCACCGTAACCAGGCTCATGGCGGTAGCAGCCATTCTGACAGACATGGAACCATTGAACGGAAGCCCCATTGACCCCGATACATCGAGACCAATCATGATACGCTTCCCTGTTGGTTCAACATTCACAAATGCATCATGAAAGGCGTTATTGAGCGCGCCCACAATAAGAGCAGAGGAGTTACCCTCCTTCTTATACTCGCTCATTGCAATCAAGACAGACATCGGATGCACCATTGAACCACGGATGCCCCTCAGCTTCTGCACTACTAGCTCTTCGCACTCACGATTGAAGACACCGTAGTTGCTCATGTTGCGCAGATTACGGATCATTGCAGTCATCGGCATGTTGGGTAGCATGGCCCTCCACACACCCGCATCCTTCAACACCTCGGTTGACAAATACTCTCTTGGGGTGTGATGGTTTTGCACGAGAAAGTCCACCACCTTCTCGGGATTGGTCTCGTTGCGGATAGATTCGTATGTGTGAACAGCCTGTGGTGCCTGTGGAGTCACCTTGCCGCCAACCGCCCAACCAAACAACGCATTATGTTTTTCGCTGACCGGCTTAACATGGGCGAGGCGCAGTACATCTCTATGCGTCCATCCCTCACGGTTCCGGTACTTGGTCATGCCGAAAGCAAGAGCATGTATGTCACGCGAGTACCACTCCCCCACAACCTTACGAATAAGACTGCCCCACTTTCCACCCAACTGCTTGCGGTACTGTAGGAACATGAATAAGTGAGTAGGAATACGGCAGATATCACCCAGCCTGGAAAGAGCCAAACTCCTAACAGCTACCCTTTTATCCACTGAGGCAACAGCCAGCGCGAATATTTGTGGGTCTACCTTGTGGGCCAGTCCGTTTACGTTGACATCCACTATAATGTCGATTGCTCTCTCTGCGTCTGACCTGAGAGCAGTCAAGATGGCCTCATAATTGCCAGCCACCATCTCCCGCTTCGAGACGTAGAATGTCGCCCCGTCCGCGCCGAGAATAAGAAACCTTCTCAGGCGATCAAATTCATTCAGCCCATAAACAAACCCACCCGCGTTGTTCATGACTTCTCGTGGGTCGGAGCGCACCGTTTGTGGCGTCACCCGATGACGATCAATTGCGTAATTCTGCATTTTGCTACTCATGTGAATTAAAGGGTTGTAATGTCAAGGTGCGTGAATGGAGTGTACTCAAACACAAGGTTGATAATCCACTCACATCGGACATTACGAAACGTATTATACATCGAATCCATGGCGGTGTCAAGCCTAAAACCACCCCAAAATACCCCCAATCGGGGCCACAACAGCACCAAATAATCTTGCAAACACCTCACCACCACACTCATCGACACGGAAAAGCTTTACAAGATTAATTACCCACCCCGACACAAACGCCACCACCACTAGAATCACCGCAACACCCACATAAGTAGAAAGATTTTTTAACTTAATAATCATACTGCACATACCCCGCTCATACATTGTTCCTCTGAGTTTTCATCAAATATTACGTTCCTCTTGGAGATGGCCTCCTCATAAGGAACCTTTGTGATTGGTTGTCCGCCCCTGCCACCAGCCGGGTAGCAAGTAAGTCCCCTTAGTCGTGGCGCGTATTGTGCCACAATTCGAGAGAAGTTGTCAACCATATCTGGATTGTTCTCTGGACTTCCCCATTCGGGAAGGTTGATGGTTGAACTTATCGCGTGGTCCACATACTCCTGCACATCGGCTTGGAAAGATATTCTGCGCTCGTAATCCACCGCCAAATCCACAGATGTTTCAATCATGCCCGGTCCTATACCGGAGTCTATCTGTTGTTGCGCCGCCTGATCCACATGGTATGTCATCTTCCATTTATTACCGTCCGCCAGGTATCTCCTTTTATACGCCACTGCATACACTGGCTCTATGCCGGATGTGGTTGCCGCAAGAATAGAAATCGTACCTGTCGGGGCAATCGCCCTGTATCCCTTGGGTCGAGACAAGTAGAACCTGTCACAATGTTCATTGGCAGACTTCTCAGACTCCTCTTTATAGACTGTCAGCCACTCGCGCAGTTCGTCGCTCATTCCATACTTCTGCCCACGTTTCAGCATCCACTCATGAACCCCCATCAAACCAAGCCCAAGCCGTCTGTTCTTGCGCCTTACATCGTACACTCTTGGGTAAGGTAGATCAGCCCTCATGGTTCCGCACACAAGGAACTTTGAGGCGGCGGAAACAATATCACGGAACTCATCAATGGTATCGATGGAACCCATATTAACGCTCCCAAGATTGCACACGTCAGAGTCGTCGCTCGATGTTATCTCCGTGCAAGCGTTACGGAGCGTCTCCCCTTGGTGCTCTCCAAAGTTAAACGAAAACCCGGGCTCCCCCGTCATCAACGCCTGACGACAGTTATCGACGAATATCTGTGGCAGATTTCCCCCGGAAACCATACGAAGAAACTCATCATCATAGTTAAGAGAAATATTCATTGTATCGAGAGGAGCCGCCGCATTGAAGTCCTGCTCTTTAAGCTGGGAAAAGGTAACGCCACATGTCCCAACCTCCATGTCATGCCAATTCTTGGCAGTCAAGAAGTGGTCAGCGTCTCCATGCTGCCAGTTAAGGGAGCCATACAAGGCAGACCTTCTCGATCCACCCTGCATAACATTTCTCCCAACTTCCCCCAACACCTTCAACAACGGAATAGGCCCGGAGGATATACCACCAGTGCGACTAAGCGTCTCCCCTGATGGTCGAGCAATGCTTACGTCTGCGCCTATCCCTCCTCCGGTCATGAGACAGGCCATCGCCCTATAGGTCAGTTCAGCCCACGCTTCCCGCGTGTCCTCCTCCAGCTTGAGCAGATAACAGTTGTTCCAGAACTTGGCCTTGCGTCCAGCATAATAAATATACCTCCCCCCCGGCATAAACTTCATCAGCCGGATGGTCTCGGTTAGGAAATCCCTCGTGCTCTTGTCCATAATTGGATCAGCAGTGCCGCCAATTGTTCCACAAACAGAGTCTGTAATGGCGTGTGATCTGGCCCTCCATGTATCGTAATCTTGTAGAGCGTACTTTTTCTTGAATACTTCATACGCCAGTTTGTTTTTGAATTCTTCCAATTACATAGCCTCAAAAAATAGGGAGGACATTGCGCCCTCCCCGAATTACTTATCCATGAAGCCCAAGATTGTTGAATGCTTCATCCAGCCGTGCGGCTCGCGCCCGGAGGCCACGCATATAATCTTGGACTGCTCTACCAACCGCCTTGTGTCTTCCTGTTTTCTTTACCGGCTGATCTTTGGGGCTGCACACAGCATTTCCTCTCCCCACCACAACACCATAAGCATTGGTTAGTGTCGCGTATGTATCGTACTGAATGCACCTACCTTGGGCAAATTTCTTCTCGTACCACACATCTAATTTCAGACCATCTGGAATCTTTGGTTCACTCATACCTCACCTATCAAAAAGGAATGTCATCATCATTACCATGATCCGGAGACTGATCATGGTCTTGCCTTGGCTCATCGCCGCGACTGTCCAAGAACGTGAAGGAGTCTCCAACTATTTGTGCAGTGACTCTCTTCACTCCGTTCTTGTCTTCCCACTCGTCATACTGCAATCTCCCGACGAGGGCGATCTTACTACCCTTGTGAAAATGCTCCCCGACCACCTCACCGCGCTTACCAAAAAATACAACACGATGCCAGTCAGTAAACTCTGCCTCACCTTTCTTATGTGAGGTGGCCACACTGATACTGGTTATACAGGCTCCCGAGGAGCTATACCTTATCTCAGGGTCTTGTCCAAGGTTACCTACAATAGTAACCGATGCTATACCGCTCATCTAGTTTCCTCAAAAAACCGGAGGATCATAATTCTTTATGATCTTCCAGAGTTTAAATAATGACAGGAAGATTTCCAGCCCCCTGTCCGCTTCTTCATCTGACCATACTTTGTATTTTACCAGAGCCGCGCTAGTCCTGTCAACAAAAACATTCGCTATCTTTCTCTTGCCGATCATATGAGAGTAGGCAGATAGCTGCACAACATTCTCGGTGTAGGCAATCTTCTCCGGATCGCTAGCATGTGTCAGATCACGAGACTTTATATCTATCAACCATTCATCGTTGAAAGCGTCCGGAGTGCCAGCATACCCGAGTCCAGATACAGAACTCTTTTCGCACGTCCAGCCCCACCCAAACCCAACCTTGATAATCGACACCGCTGGCGCTACGCTCGGTACTACCACCCCACCGCTTAACGCTGTATCGATATCAGCATGTATCTTATCTCCGAGAGCAGCCTTCTCATCCACATACTCTTTAAGCTTGGCGTGGCACATACGAAACAGTTTATCGGGTCTCGCTGATGGGTACTGTCTCGCAGATTCAACAGCAAACTTCACGAGCATTTCCTGCTGCCACCTCTCAATGGCAGGGTTATACATCACATCCTTTGTGATGGTTGAGACTGATGGGTACAATCCCATCTTCCTCGCGTCTCTCAGTGTTGGCGGTCTGACAGAACCATTCGACCCCACCACCTCCGTCACCAGCTTACCGTCTCTGGAATACCAGTGGCTCAAGGGGTTGCCCACCTTGGCAATTGCGGGGGAGCAACAATGCGCCTTCGTTCATCCATATCCACCCACACATTGGGCAGGTAATAAAGATATCTGCCAACACCAAACCTCACGGCGGCACGCTTGAATGCGTCTGAGCTCGCCCCTTTCTCGCCCTCAATGTCGGTTTCTCCGGCTCCGTCAGCCTTCCATATCCATTCATTAGCGATTTGGATACCGATATTGCAGATGATACCGGACCTTACATCCGTATACGTACACTGCCACTTATCCCAACCAACCACATCATCAAGACGCTTCATCGCATCCCTTGCGTTGATGTAAGCCAGCGCAATACACTTGGTTTTTTCACGGTTGGTAGCCCCAGGTCGCCAATGAATGGCATCAACCGGAAATGGCTGTTTGAGACGCTCGTAGATTATCTGAGCCGTGGTCTGGTAACCAGCCTTATCAGATTGTTTATCAGTCACTTTTAATCCTCCTGTACGCTGTAACAGTCTTCTCATATGGCTCCATCTCATGCACCCTGTCCTTCAGAGTAATATCCATATCATGGGGGCTGGCATCACCGGTACATTCGGGGAATTTTATGAGAAAGTAACCCTCATCCACCCTATACACCCTGGCCCACACCTGATACCATCTATGGGTGGACATTAAAAACTCATCCAGCAATGAGTATGAGAAGCTAACCTCATCACACACATCCTCCAATGAGATGGATAAGTCCGTCATACCGCAGGCTTCTCTTAATTTTGTTTCCGCATTCACTGCAAGTCCTCAATATTAACGCCAAGCTCAACAGCAAGGAACTCTGTTTGAGTATTCAGGTCATCGAAATCCTGATAGGACAGAGAGGCTGTTGAGGGTGTGTAGTATACCACTGCATGGGTCTCCGGGTCAACACCCTTGAGTGTGCCAAGAAATTTGTGGCAGATGATCTGCTTCATCTCCTCGGCACTGTATCCAAGATGATTTGCCATCCTTCGAATTATCCCATGAAAGTATTTGTTCTGTGCAACACTCCGGTTGATCACATAATCCTTGATTTCCACCTGAACGGGGTGCTTCTCGTCAATCTCTATATTATCTATAGCCTCGATCACGCGGGTTCGGATGTCATCACTTCGAACAACAAAGAACTTATTCATATCTTCAAAATCTCTTCTCGTACTGCCCTCCTAATAGTATTCAGGCAGTGGTTCATCTGCTCCGGCAGGGAAATCGTTCCATCATGGCATTGGGCATGGTGTGAATGACAGACCGGGATGGTCAGGAAATCATCAGCCTTGTGTCCAGTACCGCAACCGAGTATAACAGATCGAAGGTGATGTGCAAGGCTTTCTTGACGACATATACAACATGGTAATGTTCTCACCCATCGTAGATACTTCTCAGAAACGATTCTCTTCTCTTTTGATAATCTCAAGTCCATAGGTCTCCGCTTGCTTGATCATGTTTTCCGTTCCTTTCCCTCCGGGAAACACAGCAAGAACTGTGCCTCTCTCTGCCAGCACGCGGTTCCTGATTGGACCGGCAGCTTTACCCAACCTCTCCCAGTCCGCGTAGTGTATGCGATAAGGATATCCTCTGATATTTGCCCACATCAAACCGCACCAGTCCGCACCACTGGCCCCCCCTGTTAAAACCATTTTGATGGGGGAGGTCATGGAGTATTTCTTTACGATATCATCCAGAAAGTACATGTCTCTCGTATCAAAAACATAATCTCTCCCGCCAGCCACCACAAGAATCATCTCTCATTACCTCGTATTGTGTTTTGTTTCCTCAACCAGTCTCTATGTTCCTCCTCTGTCGCCCAACGCCTCTCCTGAGGCAACCAGAGATAGTCACCATCAATCTCTGTTAAACTATTTTTTCTGAGCACTTCCGCCATCTCGTGTATATCGGCTATTGTTGGTGGTGCCTGTGGCTGGTGATTCATAACCAACGATGCGCATTCCCCGGTGTTACTATAATATTCATCTTCCCCAGTACCCGCGCCTTGAACACCTCGGCAAGGGCTATTGCTCCTGTGGCCGAAAGACCGGCCTTGTAATACCCCACATCGTATTGTCCCTCCCGATCATCCAATAAGATGAGTAGAGCTTTATCGGAAGGAGCTTCGCCCTCGTCATGTATAGCATCCTCCAGCATATCAACCACCGACCACGATTTCGAGTTCTCATTATGGTCTATCAGTTTGATGATGCTGGTCATGTAGCGTACCTGCCGATCAGAATATACCCACCATCGCGTTGGTACTCTGGTTTTCCCGGCTGATAAACCGGGAGTTCTCTCACGTATGGACTGGTGTACCAAGCCACACCGTGACCCGTCCCCCAATCGAATGGGGGCTTGCGACGTATCTCATAAACCGTGCCACTTGGTAGCAGACGTTTCGCACGACCACGGAGATATTGAGCGACAGTAACTACCCGCGCATCTATCCAAGCATCGTCGCTATGTGAACGGACACACTCACCATACTCAGCATACAAACGGACACACTCACCATACTCAGCATCATCGAGGTAGCTCCTTCGTGCGGTTACTTCCGGATCGAGGG